AACTGTCACTAAACTGCCACATCGTTCCCCACATCGGAAAGAAGTCGTCACGCTCGACTTCAAAATCATCTTCTCTGGCATCAACTTCCTCGCCAGTACCGTCGAGACAAATTTTGTAAGTGTTGTCATCTTCGTTGTAGCTCTGAACCTCACCATTTTCGCCATAGTGATCACCGCTAAAGATATAGACACGATCACCACAAGACGGCGGCGTGATTTCAGTAATACCTTCGCCATTTTCTTCCAAATCGACCTTATTGAGCTTTTCAATAACGCTCTGAGGAATCACATTAAATTCCTGAACCCATGCGTATGCTGCGTCTTTCTTAGTTTTATACATAGCCATAGTTGGATCTCCTTTTCTTGCGTATCCTGTATTATATAGCTGAACGGTAAAAATAAAAGTCCTCTAACGGACTGCCTTTCTTAGCTACATAATACAGGATACTGATAGAAATGTCAAGCACTAAAATGTAGATTTTATTAACGTCACATTTTAGTACGTTGATACGTTTTATTTCTGCGAACATTTTGTGAACATCAATCAACATTCACTTCATCAGACCGTGCCCACAGAACGTCTTCAATGGTATCGTCATAGATGGTTTCTGTGCCGTTACTGTTCATAACCATGGTCACTTTCTGACCATCTGACGGAGTTTCTTCCATGCTTGCGTAAGAATACAGCCATTCTTCGCCGTTCTCATCAACCACATGAATTGTCTTGATCCCGTTGCGAAACACCTCAATTTCATCCACACGGCCTGCCAGCACATAACGATCGTTCAGGCCGGTTTTCACAGGTCCTGCTGCATTAGCAGTCATACAGTTTGCCAAAATGGAAACACCAGCCACAATAGTAGCCAGGATAACGGACAGCTTATTCTGAGTAAGTTTCATTTTCTTGTACTCTCCTTTTCTTATCAGTGACCCCAACGGCATACAAAAACACCGTTAATCCAGATGGAAACATTCGCACCCTGCCGAAACCATTCGACAGCTTCCCGGTGAATGTTAGTGATAACACCTGTTTCATCGTTCATAAAATACTGACCTCTCCGCATAGTTGATTCTCCTTTACACTCTCAAGCATTCATCAAGATAAATTCGTCTGCCAAAGCACTTGACGTATGCTCTGCCAGATGGTGCGTAGGTGATCTTCAGATGATGATAACTATGATATTTCTCATCTTCACACAGCGCACCAGACATACCATAAAGGTAATCATCAATGCCGTATTCGATATCGCCGTAAATCTGGAAACCACCACATCTGCCGTAGCTGCTATCATAAGCGGTTACAGGATGGCTCTTACAATATTCTCTTGCGGTCATATCAAACTCTCCTTAAAACATATCTTTTATTTCTGAATGACCTCAACATCATCAAAGCCGTGCCAATTGTAATCAACAATGGCCTTCGCTTCCTCAAAGTCACGGCTCAACTTGATGATTTTGTTTGCATCCGTAATATAACGATTGTGATTTTCTGCCGTGGTGATATACCACATTCCAAGCGATTCGTACATGACATACTTTTTCATGCTTTTCATTCTCCTTTACCAAAGATTCTCACAAGCAAGGATTCCACCATTTTCATAGGGTAATCGTCTGACGCAATCCCTGTGAGGGCAATCAAGCTTTTCGCAATACTTGCAATTTGCATTATTGCGCTCCTGCTCTGCAAAGAATTTCTTTGCGGATTTCAGGTCACAAAAATAATGACCCTGATCCCATGTGTAGGAATCCGGGTCAAAATGCCACGCCACAATGTATGGCTGATAGTGATTCTTCTTGTAAAACAGTGTCGTGTAAGCATTGCCCACTTCTAGGATATCAATATCTTCTCTGTTCATTACAGTTCTCCTTTTAGATCTTGTAATCGAGGTCATCTGCCATCGGTTCTTCTGGTTCTCCATCCATGCTGTTGCTGGATGAAGTGTAAAGTTTGTCATGCCGTTCTTGCGGCATTTCACCGGGTTCTGTGTATTTCCATACTGTACCGAACTTATCGATAAACACTTCACGGTGAAAGTCATCCGTTCCAATGAATCGTAAGCTCTTTACATTACGAAACATTAGTTCAACCACCCTTTCCATTCTGCCACGCCAATAGCAATGGCACAAATTACGAAAGCCCACATCATAGGTGCAACGCACTCTGCATGATAAGCAGAATAGCCGAATAACATGAGAAGCGATTTCATAACAAGACTTCCTTTCTGCCAGGATAAACCAGGCTTTGCAAATTCATTTTTTACAACGCTATTGCGTACCCTATTGGGCTGGTAGTGGGATCTTTCTTCCCCGTGCCCACTAACTTCACGGCATTTTTCATTCAGTAGCTACATTTTGAGTTTCTTTCGCATTCACTCATGTTTTCAAACCACTGATTCGGAAAACATGAGTCATCAAGCGGAAACACATCGAGAATATCAGGGGCTCCAAATCGTGTGCCCCAACGATTCTCTTGCCAATAACGTTCAAGCAACGCTTGACGCTCTTCTTCTGACATCGGCTTATAGATTGCTACAAACCGATTTCCATCTGTATCTGCCAGATGAATCATAGAAACGAAATTGATATCATTTTTCATTGTTAAAAGTCCTCTTTTATGTGATTTTCTGACGTGTTTGATTTCACTGTTCACCAGTCTGAATACCAGTGATGATCTCGCCTTCTGCCTTCAATTTGGCAAGAACAGCGTCCAGACCACCCAGGGTATTCACTTCCTCTTCCGTGTAGAGGACGTAACGGCCACCAAAATTGGGGTCCTTATCCTCTTCACAGGCAACAAAGATTGCGTATTCTTTCATTGTGTTCTCCTTTTTTGTTTTCATTTTACATATTCTGCAAATTATTTGCATAATTATACAAAACAAGGCATAAAGAAAACGCCTTGCGATAAATTCACAAGACGTTGTTGCCAGGGTTGTGGGGTTTATTAGTTGGATTCTGATGGGGAAATTGTCAATTCGTCGTTGACAATTTTCTTTACCAGCTGAGAAACATTTGTGCATCCATAAAGAGGAAGAATTTCAGTTTCCAGCTTTTCACCCTCTACCGGGGTAAGAACGCAAGCCTTTTGCCACTTGTAAGATTTTTTTCTCGCTTTCATAGCGGCAACAAGCTCTTCTTTGCTCATGTTGTCGTACTTGCTTGCCATAGTTGCACCACCTTTTGATGCAATTATAGCAAACTTTTCACTCTTACGCAAGTTCTGACCACTTGAAACAGTTGCTGACATAATTCACCTTGCCTTTCTACCAGAAGGTACAGGGAAAACAGGCTCAAGAGGACGCATATCACCACGGATTTTTCCAGCACCGCTACCGTCCATGTATTCTGCGATCTTACCATAGACCTTTTGAGGTCGTCCGTTCATCTCGACAATCTTCCCATAGATCAGGCTAGAGGCATTATTGTACTCTTCTGTAAAGGAATCATTACGAGTACGGAAAGCCTTAGTGTGTTTCGCTGCTTTCTTGCTCTTGCGATTTGCACTAGCAGATCCAGTGCCTGCAAACCGTGCTGCGTAACGTCCAGCTTTCTTGCGTTCTGATTTCACTGCCATATCAAAATGCACAGTCTCAGGATTTACGCCAACAGGTTCACTTCTGATGAAGTCAACAACAGTTTGATTATAAGACTTCTCCCACGGGACCAAACCTTTACCAGAACGCCAAACCATGCCGATCTGATTTACTCTGACGACTGCGATAAAACGCAGCCCATCTGCGGTCTGACCATAGTACGCACCAGACGGCACAGAATGACCGTCAAACTTAATTTGACGGTCTGCATAGTTCTTACACAGGAACTTTTGCATAGTATTCCCTTCTTTCGATTGATAGTGACGGCATTACTGCCGTGTTGGTAGTGGTTACGTCTTCCCTAGTACCACTAATCGCCTAGCATTTATGTAGAGCTCTTGCGTGTTCACGATGGTTATGTGGTCCACTTACAGGGTCTCTTCTGCGCTGAAGTCGTTAGTGAAGTCCTTGCTCTGAAGGTCTGCCAGCTTAGTCTGAGCAGATTCCAGGCTCTTCTTGACGTCTGCCAGATCCTTTTCCATGCCCTGAACAGCCTTCATCTTCTTTTCCAGAGTTTTTGCGTTGGTATCTTTCTTGCTCTTGAGGGAGTCCAGCTCCTTCTTAGCACTAGACAGCACTTCTTCTGCATTCTCAACACTCTTAGTAAGGCGCACAACCTTAGAGGACAGCTTGCGGACACTTGCACGGCGGTCACGCTCTGCCATAGAAAGCATAGCAACACCGCTTGCGTTAGCACTAAACCATGCTTCGACCCACTTTACAAATTTGGTCTGAGATTCTGCTTCCGTGTCATAGCCGTGGCCTGCGGTGGTAGCAGTGAATGCACGCACCTTACCCACGCTCTGCTCAATGAACTGCTCAACAGTGAAGGTTGCAAAGATGTCATTGACTTTAAAGCTGTCGCCCATGATAGCGGTGGTAAGGCTCGTCAGATCGTTGAAGTAGAAGGTTTTAATCTTCTGAACAGAGTCCGCGTCTGCGGCATAACGTGCCAGCAAATCAGCATCCAGATAAACAGCACGGACGGCCTTGCAATAGGTCTCGTACTGCTCTGCGGTGATACCCTTCAGGCAGTCTCTGCCCAGGGCCTTCTCAGAGGTGTTGACTTCCTTGCCACCCTTCTTGAACAGGGCAACGGCTGCACCGGTGGTGCGGTTCTTCTCTGCGGCTGCGGTAGCGTTGAAGTTGATAGCGGACAGAATGGTAGTAGTAGACATAGTATTTTCTCCTTTGTTGTGTTATAATGTGTGTATGGACTTCTTGCTATTATGAGCAAGCCAAGTGCTACAGACAAAATTCCAGGTTCTGCCTGTAGCCTATGGTTCGCCCACGATGGGCAAATATGTATGCTGTAAAGCATGGTTTACCCTCTGTCTGCCAAAAACAGCCCTTCAACCATGCTTGCTATTATTCAATTGTCACGGAAAACTGTCTATTTTTGCTATTATCTGCGACAAGTCCAAACTTTTGAAGTCCAAACAAAAAGCGCCAAACTTTTGAAGTTCAACGCCGTCTAATTGCATATCTTTGCAAAAATATCCTGTTTTCTCAATCATACAAGATTGCATTGTACCGCCTAAAAGTAACAAACTGATAGCTTGCGTTTGAAACGTTGCCAAAACTTGCGTTTTGGATTCTTTCAAAACGGTTATATTGTTTTTATCCTTCCAGCGCATTTTGTCAATCTGGAATCGGTTTCGACCTGTTTTGCAAGGTAAACCACTTGAACAAATACGGAATCCGACCGCCTTGCCCGCCGTGCCATTTATTTAGCCGTTCGATTGATTGAAGGGCTATTTTGTGTGCACGTCTAAAACCGTTCTATCCTCTCTCCCGTCTGTTAAACGTGGTATTTTGCATGAGCGCCGTTCCGTACTATTTGCTTTTACACTTCCTTCCGTTCGGGGAACGACCGCTTGCTTTTAAACGATTTATCGGGGAACTTTCCCGCACCTTCCGACCGTGCGTCCCTTCAAGCCTTCCGGCCTTCCGGTGCCTATACTCTACCATGTTTTACTATGGTTGAACATATAATTTTGTTGCAAACGCATGGACGGAACGTGCAAGAATTATAGATTCTTTAAAAACAGCGATATATCGTTAAAAATTATATTTTGGCAAGGCTGTGATCGAATGGTTAAAGAATTTTAAGAAACACGCGGAAACGTGTTCGCGCGCGTGCGTGCGCCTGGGCAGGCAAAACTCTAATAGGTACAGCAGTCCCCGGCAATACTATATATTGTGGTTTGAATGAATGGTTAAATACTAGATATTGTGTATAGTACGATATTGAACAATATGGATAGATACTAGATATTGGGTTTGTCGATTGACTGAACACAAGATATAGGGAATAGCATAATTGGCGTAAAGTAAAAATACTTTACAAAATGTTGCACACGCAACATTCGATATCATTTTGATATCGAACGCAACGAAAATGCAACTAATTTGCAAATTCAATTCCCGACAAAAATCAGTACTATAAACATACTGGAAAAGTAGGAATAATTCCCGGCCTGGAAAGTGAAAAAACAGGCACTTTATTCAATTAAAGTGAATGCCGCTTTTTGCACAAAAGCGGCTTTTCCACCATAGGGGATACTTTTCATTTTTGAGACGTTCCAGGCAGCAGGCCGAGATCCCAGTACATCTTTCTTGTTCATAATCACCAATTATGACTTTTATTTTCTCTTACTCTCTATACATTCTGCACAACAATTTCCACAAAAATACCATTCTCTTTCAATCACAACAACCTCTAGCTATCTTATCAACTCAATCTAACCATTTAACCTGTTCCTACCCGGTTACATTTCCCTGACAAAATTATCCTAAAAATACACCCATATACCCTCTCCTGCACATACTCACAAATCACTCATTTTTCCACTCAAAATACATAAAAATGGATTAAAATCGCTATTTTTATCGGTAGCTCATTCGGTAACTAGCTAGAACTTAACGTATTTTCGTTATATTTTGGCTAGTTTTTCTTTTTATTTGTACCTTTTTACCACTTATTTTGTTCCTTTTTGATCCAATAAAGCCTAAAAAAGCTAGGTTTCATGCGAGTTTTTCCGATGCGTACCATAAATGTACCAAAAATGACCATTCTTCGGAGCATAAAGTACCTATTTGTACCCATCTATACTCCCCTATCGCCATAAATAGACTGATCTGGCATCCAAACAACATTCTCAGAGATTTCAGACACCTCATAAGAGCATAATTGTAGCCTCTGGCAGTTTATACTGAACACACAGAGTATCTAAATGTCCTTTATAGAGAACAATACCATCCAAAATATACCTTATTATAATAGGCACTAGAAATACTCGTATCCTGTATTATGTAGCTATTGAACTTTTGGCAATCTCATGGTATAATGAGTGTAGATAGCTATACAATACAGGATACTGTAAAGAAGATAGCAAGAGGATGTTTATAGTAGTCCTCCCGGACAGGGACCGTTACGACGGTGGAGAGGGATCTCGCGTCTGCGGACGCTCGTAGGTTTACTCAAATTGAATCTATGCCGCTTACGCGCCATAGCTTCAAGTCGAGTAAACCATTATTAGATATTTTGTGATAGTTGTACTTGTACTGACGACTATGTATCTTCATACATATATATAATACAGACTCGTCAGTACAACTAAATTAGAACTGGAGGCAATATGGAGCAAAATAATTATAATGTTACGCAGGATATGGTCAACAAATTAAGTGATGGACAAAAGTTCTCAAACTTCTTGGAGTTATCTACTTATCTCAACATCCTTAATAAAAACGGAAAACCGTTGGGTGGGAATAGTAAAAAACACTTCCTTGAAGATTTGAATCGTTTTGTTGAATTTAAAAAGGAAGGAAAGCGCTTTATTGTTGTAAAGATTCGTCCAGATAATGAGGTGCTTCCTCCTCTGCCGACAAGAAATAAAGGGAAATTCTCTTTGCGTTTGCAGAACCAGATTGCTTACCATTTACTTAAAGAATGTGACGGCAGTAGTTGGATGGAGTTCTTTTGGACACCAGCAGCAATATTACGAGCATGTGGAATGACTAACAAAAATTTTTATCAATATCCAGAAGATTTACATGGCGATGATACCTTCTTGGCTGAAATAGTTGGTACACCATTAGAAAGTATTGCTTGTGATCAAATGGATGAGTTTAGAGAGAATTTAGCAGCGGATGCTGAGACATTTCAACAATGTACTAAATCTACAATGGTTGGGTACATTGAGTCTGCGCTTAGATCTATGGCGAAAAACAAGGAACTATTTTTTGAAGACTGTCCCGCTGTGTTTATAAACCATAATCCAGAAGAGTACCATATTCCTTCTGAAGACCAAAAGGCCATTTATATGAAGATGTATACGAATGTACTTCATGAGTTCTATACGTCATCTGGTCGAGTGTGCCAGAGTGAACAAGACGTATTTCTGACTGGACGGCTTCATGAGTTCTATGAAGAATTAGATAATAGGTTCAAGGAAATTTTTACATATGACCTAGCACGACCGATGTACCATATTACGATTGAGCCGAACTCGTTGAAGCGATCTGCTGCACGGACAGAATATAAATTGCAACAGCAATGCTTTCACGAGATAAATGATGCGATGTGTGAGAATATCCCAACACTTTCTGCCGTCAGAAGAGGTAGAGCGGTATTGGAGGAAAATCCAGAATATTACAATGATACTTCTCAACCACCATTTCGTTTTGTGCACAGGCAGTTGAGTGATGAGGTTCTTCAGCTCTTTATAGATGGAATGATTCGTGTTCCTGCGAATTCTGGAATCCCTCGTGCTGGATTTAAATGGTATGGTTCTTATAAAAGATAAGGAAGAAGGTTGAGTACAATGAATTTTGATAACCCCTACTGGATTGATTTAAAGGTAACTTATGAGAGTTACCAAGCAGCTGGCCGCTTGCCGGAGTTCCACAAGAAGTATGTTTGCACGAAATGCCGCTATGAGATTCCATGTTTCACAACTTGTGACGAGGTGCGATGCAAGTGCCGAGAGTTTAAGCCTAAGACTGTGCGGAAGGCTGACAAGTATTTACATATCAATGATTTTATGAATGATATGGCCGCATTTAAAGCCAGCCGTGTGAATGAGAGTTAAATAAGAGTCCGTGCGGCTCTTGTTTGAAATGTAAATACATATCAAAAGGGAGAGAATAATGAAAATTCAGATTAGAAATTATGTAATTAAGACATTGGATAACAGAAATCTCGTTATCATTGAGCAGCGACCTGCTGGCAAGAATCCAAAGACTGGTGAGATGGGCACCGGTGTAAAAGAGGTTACGGTTGGCTATTACCCGAACCTCGAATGGGCTTTACATAAGATTAAGGATTTGAATATTTCTGAAAGCGATGCAGATACCGTGGATGTATTGCTGGCAGAGCTTGAACAGATTGGTGAGACGATCCGCCTGGTAGCTGATGAGGTCAAGTGATGGAGAAATATATTAACGCAACACGATTGATTGGTGTCCTCAATAGTGCTATCGCTCGTACTATGGCTAGAGGTAATGCAAAGTCTATTGATGATATGTGGTGCGATATGGCAATGCAATACACAAAGCGCATTCTTGAAGAAGAGATATCTGCTGGCGGTGAGTTCCGTCGAGTGGTTCATGCTCACTGGATTGAACATGAGGCGGATTTTGGAGAAAGCTTCTTTGTTGAATGCTCGGCTTGTCATTCTTGCAAAAATATTGATGAATCAAAGTTTTGTCCTGACTGTGGAGCTGTCATGGACGAGGAGGTTAAGTGATGCGTACTTACGAGGATGTTGATGCGGAATTCAAGCAACTTGTACGTGATATGAATAGTTCCAGTCTGACACGCAGCGAGTACGAGGCTGCCGACGGTATGCTGGATGAGCTCTATCAGGAGCGCGAACGACTTTGGCTCAAGGCTATGGAAGATGGCGAGAGTTGCTATCTGTAAAAGCCTGCTTTTATATTTTCTCTTTAGCTACAAAATACAGGATACGTTTAAGAAGAACATGGAGGTGACTGCCGAATGGCAAAGCAGCAAACTTGCCAGAAGTTTGTTTTTAAGATCCATACGAAGCGTCTGGTTGAAGCAAAGTGGGATTTGACTCTACCATTAGATGAGGCTAGACGAAACCACGAGATCATCTCGCTGGCTGATAGCACTGTTTTACGATGGATTGATGAGTTGAATGGTGTTACGGATGCAGAGACTAAGGCACGGAGCATTAAGCGTAGAATCAAGATGCTGCGGAATGAGCCGTCTTGCTTAGAGAACCGCCGGGAGATTCGGAGGCTGTATACTGAACTGGACACAGTTCAATTCAAGCCGGATTATATGTGTCTGGTGGTTGATAAGAAGAATGATTACCGCCGTGCATGTTCTCCAAAGGGGTTTAAAATCAATGGAATCACGTATCGCCGTCTGGTTGGTACTACCGGTGGTGTTAAGAATAGCACGATTGTGTTTGTGAGCGACCGTCTTATTGATGAGATCCGCAAGCGAATTGATAATGGCCGTAACAAAAGAATGGAGTTTATTCCAGCAAAGTTGGAAGCATATCGGGCACTCGCCTGCTCCGCTTCCATTCCGGTTACTGACCCTGACGGCGTGCTTGTTGTAGATGATTGTTTTACGCATTTCAAAGACCATGTAATCGTTCTGGATGACGGAGTGTCTGGTGAACCTACAATGGTGGAGAATCCTGAGCAGGACTGTGAGCTTTGCGCAAGCGACGGTTTTGGACTCATCAGTTACGATCTCGCACAGCAGTGGAGTGAGGATTTGAAACTACCATCCACCGCATCTGGCTTTTGTGTACGCAACGCATTTTGTAAAGGCATGTTATTCCCCTTCCCTTTTCGCGAGTTCGCTAAGAAAGTAGCAAAACAAAATATGGTGCGCGATATTTGGGGGAACTACAAGGATGTCAATCGTGTTCAGGTGATTCTCACAGGGTCAATGCTCAAGTTGTGGGATAGTTATCATAGTTGCGAGGACTATTTTGAGAATTGCCAGGAAAATCACTACCATTTCTCTGTAACAAAGACTTGTGAGTTGGAGCTTGATGAAGAGCGCAACCTGAATTATCAGTTTATTCAAAGCTATCAGCTTACGAACGAAGAGATACATGAGCTCGTGAAGCCAACTTTGGATGAGATCAAGGGTGTCATGGGCGGTGACTGGCGTGATGCGTTGCTGTATTTGCGTGGTAGTGGAATGCGTGATGACCCGAATTACATAAACAGTCTGGAAAACGACTATATTAAGGCTCTTATGATTGAGCCGGAAATGATTAACGACCCTTATGTGCAGAATCGGATTCGGTACTTTATTAAAAAGCGAATTTCGCAAGCAAAAACGGGTGTTGTGAAAGTACGAGGAAATTTCCAGGTGGCAAGTGGAGACCCTTATGCGCTTTGTCAATCTATCTTTGGAATGGAAGTTACTGGACTGTTAAAAGCTGGAGAGGTCTACAGCCGATTCTGGAACGACCGCGATGTTAAGCGGGTAGCCTGCTTTAGAGCACCGATGAGTCAGATGGCAAATATTCGGTGTTTAGATTTAAATTCGAGCGATGAATGCAAGAATTGGTATCGCTACATTAAAACGGTAGCTATCGTAAGTGCATTTGATAATACGTGTGCCGCACTAGATGGAATGGATTGGGATGGCGATCTTATTTTCAGTACAGACAATAGAATTCTCCTTGATAAATGGAGAAACGAGACTGTAATTCTTTGCGCTCAGAAAAAAGGTGAAAAGAAAGTTCCAACCGAGCAGGACTTCATTGAATCTAACATCAATGGATTTGGTGACGATATCGGCAAGGTAACCAATCGTATTACCACAATGTTTGACGTGCAGAGTAAATTTGAACCAGAAAGTAGAGAATATAAAGAGCTTACATATCGTATTATTTCTGGCCAGAAATATCAACAAGATACAATTGATCGCATAAAGGGAATTTCTTGCGTACCTATGCCGCAGTATTGGTATGACAACAAAGCTTGTGCTGCTAAAGACGATGATAATCCTGACACTATCGAGGATAAGAAGTTTTGGAGTAGTATTTGCGCATGGCGTAAGCCGTACTTTATGAGCTACATCTACCCTGCTCAGATGCGTGATTATAAGCAGTATGTGGCCGCAGCTCGCAAGCGCATCAAGTGGGATGGGTTTGCCGGTCTGGATGAGATTATGCAAAAGACCGTCAAGGACGACGTGGATGAAATGGTTATCCAGTATTACATTTATCGGATGCCGGTCGGAATCAACTCTTGTACTATGAACCGCCTATGCTGGACCGTTGAGGATGAATTGGAGGATTTTGAGGAAGAACTCAAGATAAAGCGCAAGTTTGATTATGATTCGCTCAAGTATGGCGTTGAATACACTAATTCTCAATACTATGGCATCCGCTCTATCTTTAAGGACTATTTGAGATTTGCTCGTGGCAACGCAATCCATTCTGGTAACGGAAATAATAATAAGGAAACCGGCGCAGACCGCAAGGAGCGAATTGCGCTGTATCAGGAAAGTATGTTCCGCAATCTTCACGATAAGTGTTCTAATGACGATGTGCTTTGCGACATTCTGCTTGATCTTTGTAAAAAGAATGCGTCCAGTATTGCAATCGTCTGGGAGTTGTTCCATGATACTTTGATTAAACGTTTATTGGAACGCCATAATGGTATGGTGCATTCTCTTGTGCAGGATGAGAATGGCGATATTGAATATGACGGCAAGCGTTTCAAGGATGTGTTGGTTGACATGAATAGCAAGGAGGATGCGGATGATTGTATTGAATGAAGTTCTTTACGCTGAAGAATGGCTAGAGAAGGATGTGCCTTGGAAGAAAGCGGGGCATGTTTTGCATTATATTGCGAAGTATTATTTCTAGAAGGGATACTCAAAGGATGACGTAAGAGAAAAGCTTAACGAGTATATGCTGCGTCATTTTGAAGGGTACAATAAGGTTCTGGACAGAGAACTGATTGATAAAGCGATTGCTTCTGCTAAAGGTCGTCCTATGGTCGAACTTGATGGTGTGTGCATTACGAAGGCTGAGGTAGAGAAGATTCAAGCACTTGAAGGCAAGCAGATGCAGCGCCTGATGTTTACGATGCTGTGCCTAGCAAAATACCATATTGCTGTTAATGAAAAATGCAACTACTGGATTACGGAAGATACGGCTGATATTTTCAGGATGGCAAATGTATCTGTGAATGAGAAAAAACAGAACGAGATGATTTGTGAGTTACATAATCTTGGTTTTATTGGGTTTGCCAGCTTGAAAAAGATTGACAACTTGAACATCCATATTTTGATTGCAAAGCCGGATTCTCCTCATGAGATTTTCGTGGACGATTTTGAGAATGCTGGTATTCTGTGGAACCAGTATTGTGGGAAAGAATACATCAAGTGTGATTGTTGCGGAAAGATGGTTGCTCGCACTGGACGCAGACAAAAATACTGTCGTAAGTGCGCAAAAAACGTAAATATCGAGAAAACTGCACAAAATAGAAAAATGTTTGATTTATGAAATGTGAAAAAACGTGATATTTCAACGTAGATACGTTATAATTTTACATATATAGAGCAAAACATAGTGCGGAAAGTTATGGTAGGGAGAGAGCGAGGACGCTTGTTTTCTTCCTACCTATTTTATTTTGAAAGGGTGTTTTACCTAAATGATTGAGATTACCAAAGCAGAAGCAAAGGAAATTCGTAAGGTTTATCCGAAGGTTTTCATTGCAAAAACTCGACACAAGCGATTTATTGAGGAATCTGTTCGTTATCTGGAGCTGATTCCGTTTAATATTGAAGCTCGTGAAATTGTTGAGCGTGCCAAACGCGGCATTCGAGACTAATTTATGAAAGAACGAGGTACAGACTTTGGATTTTGAAATTCAGCTGCCCGAGGAGATTACAAACCTGATGAATGGTGGTGGTCTCCCCTCTCCTGAGATGATGAACTTCTACGTTGACGAGAAGGATCGCATCTTTTTTATTGATTTTGAGATTGACCAGTCTCTGATTGAAATTGAGCGAAAGATTCTTCAATACAACCGTATCGACAAGAATATTCCTATTGAGCAGCGCAAGCCTATTAAGCTGTTTATTTACAGCTATGGTGGCGAGCTGGATGCGATGTTTAGCTTTATTGATGTTGTTGCGCTGAGTAAGACTCCTGTTTGGACGATCAACGCAGGTATTGCAATGAGCGCTGCTCTTGTGATGCTGTTGTCTGGTCAGAAGCGCTTTGCCCTGCCTCATTCTACTGCACTGATTCACAGTGGCTCTGGCGGTGCTCAGGGTACTTTTGAGCAGTCTAAGATGGCTATGGACTATTACGAGAAGCAGGTTGCAAAGATGCGTGAGTATATTATGGCTCACTCTACCATTGATAAGAAGACTATGACCAAGAATAAAGCGAAGGATTGGTATCTGGACGCTAATGAGCAGGTCAACTTTGGCATTGTAGATAAGATTTGCGATGATGTGGATGAATTCAATTAAGGGAGAGTTATAATATATGGCTTCTGATAAGACTGAAATGCGTAAGAAGAAGGATGTCCCGCAGAATCTGGATGAATATCCTACTTTTTATGGAATGACGCTCGATCCGGAACAGAAAATCTTTAGGGACGCAATCTGGAATCCCGATATTGATGTTGTGTTCTGTAATGCCCGTGCTGGTACTGGTAAAACTACGATTGCTGTCGGTGTGGCGAATTTGTTAGTTCAGTATGGACTATATAATGGTATCGCATATATTGTTTCTCCTACACAGGAAGAGAAGCAAGGCTATCTTCCCGGCACGCAGGAACAGAAGAGTGCTCCGTATATGGAACCACTTTATCAGGCACTTGAGACTATTGGCGTTAATCCAAATGTTGCGATGATTGTTGATGATAATCCTGAAAGTCAGAAATATGGTGCGTATATTCAGTGTGCAACTCACACATATATGCGTGGCATCACCTTTGACAAAAAAGTAATCTTGCTCGATGAAACGCAGAATTTCTATCTAAGTGATCTTTTGAAGGTTATTACCCGGTTGAAGGATTCATGTAAACTTGTCGTAATCGGTCATACAGGCCAGTGTGACTTGTACAAAAATCCGCAAAACAGTGGTTTCCTTCCATATCTTGAACACTTTAGAGGTCATGATAGAACTGCGATTTGTGAACTTCACACAAATCATCGTGGATGGATTAGTACATGGGCGGATATGATTCAGTTTAATCGCTAAATCATTTCAAAATTGAAATAAAATATAAGGGAGAATAGAATTATGGTTGCTAAGAAGAGTGTTGTTTTTAAGAACGCTATTATTGATACTGCCGAGGGTACTATCACCGAGATTACCAAGGATGGCGAGAATGTCTTCAATCTGAATGAAGCTCTGGCAAAGTGGGATGGTATTGAGGGTGTCACCATCAATATTTCCACTTCTGATGAGCTGTTGGGCGACCTGGCTTGATGCCAATGGGTTGCTATAATAAACGGCCAGAAGAAACGAGCGATGACTTCTTTGTAAGAATCGGGAATGCTGTTCTGGCTAGAGAGTTGACTTGGGATGGCGCATCCAAGGTGCTCAATGATGAGTTGGGTAAGAATTTTGGTGAGTGCGCATATCGCAAGCGTTTTAAGGCATTCCGTGCGGGTATGCAGTATCAGGAGTCCTTATCTAATAGAGATGTGGGAACCTGCATTCTGTCTATTTCCGACCTACATATTCCATTCCAGAAGCCCATTGAGACTTTTAGTGAGTATGCTGGAAAGATTGATATCCTTCAGATAAACGGGGATCTGGTAGATGCGCAGGCCATTTCTCGTTTCAATAAGGTGTATCGTAAGAGTCCAATGGAGGAAATTCTGATTGCACGTCAGTATATGATTGACCTGATTGAGATACTTCAGCCTAAGAAGGTTGTTGTAAATTATGGTAATCATGACTTACGTTTCCAGAATTATCTTGCTAAGAATCTGGACACCGACTTGCTTGAACTGATGCCAAAGACATCTTTGGAGCTTATTTTTGTTGATGGCTTTAACCATTACAACAAGGAGCTTCATACAAAGGTTCATTACGATCCTCTGACTGATGTTTTTAAGGATAGTGGTATCGAGATTGTTTATAACGATACTTGGTTTAGTTTCGTTGGTGAAACAATTTTTGTGCATCCACTTGCTTATTCTAGCGGTATGTTGAAAACAGCAGAAAAGGCATATCGGTATTTCAAGGATAATGATTATTTCTTTGATACTATCGTGATGGCACACACTCATAAAACAGGTCATTATGATATCGGTAATTCTGTAATTTATGAGCAGGGCTGTTGTTGTGAGACATCAAAAATGGATTACGCAGATGGAAAATTAACACCATCTCAGCGAGAAGGATTTATTCTGGTTTATCAGGATAAATTCGGAAGGCTGAATGAAGATAAGACGCACATTGTACGTCTAAATTAAAAAGCGGTGAGCCCCTACCACTAAACGGGGACTTAAAAAAGAAGTACGACCGCAAGGTCTGCTTGGGACATCATTTGTTGTCTCCTTTTCTATGCCCGTAGGCTAATGTCTACGGGTTTTATGTGCCAGTGTAGTTCAGTTGATAGAACGCGGGTTTTGTACTCCCGATATCGCAGGTTTAAGTCCTGTCATTGGCTCCATGCCACTTTAATTCAGTAGATAGAATAATGTGTTCGTACCACATATGTCGTAGGTTTGATTCCTACAGGTGGCTCTAAGCTGTGCGGTCAATAGTTGCTACCGCCTAGACCAACTCAATCTACGGATGGTTGGATGCAAAGTAGTTCTGTAGAACGAAATGATAAGCTATTCGTGTTTCGCTACGTTAATGCGAAGCTTTAAAAGTCTAAAACAAGCGTTTTATCAACACGAGAACAATTCAACTAGCTCGGGTGGCTTGATGGATGCTTGTTTTTATTGTGCGGTCTTACTCAAGTGGTTGAAGAGAACGGTCTTGAACACCGTTAGGTCGGTAAATCCGATGCCAGAGTTCGAATCTCTGAGACCGCGCCAGTCCTTCTCCCGGAGGGCCTATATTATACCGGTTCCCTACCACCGGCTAAAAGGTAGGTTTTATTGTGAGCTTGTAATGCGAAGAGGTTGAACGTAGCGGATGGTAGCAAACATCTGCACGAAGCGAGATTGCTTATTCGTGGATACAGCGCAGGTTCGAATCCTGTCAAGCTCGAAGAAAATGGCTATATGAGCGCGACATATAGCAAGTCCGAAGTCTGGGTTTTAGAAACATGATGTACACATGTCTTTCTACTTCTTGAGACACTTAGGCACCATATGACGCAGCGTTGCCCAGTCAGGTCTACGGCACCGGCCTCATAAGCCGTGTATTCGTTGGTTCAAATCCAACCGCTGCACCCACTTGTATGCTGGTATATTTATGCGCCCGTAGCTTAATTGGTAAAGCAGTGGTCTCTATAAAGACTCCGTCGCGCCTCTCGCAGAAGCGTACCATGGTAGAGCCGCCTGAGCCCACTAAGCCTCTCAACGATGCGTATCATGGTGGGTCTTTTGTGAATGAAACACCCTTGGCCTCTGCTACGCAAGCACATTAGAGGGTGTCTTTTGTTTGCCGTGGAATGTGCGCACGTTCTACGGCTTTTATTTTTGATTTTGATTGGAGGTGTTTGTTTGCCTAGAAAGAAAAAGGTTGTTGAAGATGGCGTTATTCTTGAGGGAACCGAAAACAAAAAGACATTCAAATGCCTGCGTTGTGGTAAAGAATATGATGTCGCTATGGGGCATTTTTACCGAATAACATATTCTCCATTGTTCAAGGCAAATGACGGATATGCTCCCATCTGTAAAGAATGCGTTAATGAAATGTTTGATGATTTTTCAAGACGCTTTGGAAGCGATAGAACTGCTTGTATGCTAATGTGTCATGTTCTGGACGTTCCTTTTTATAATAGCCTTTATGATTCCGTTGTGAGCAATTCTGGAACATGTAGGCCAGGAACTTATAACCGTCTCGTGGTGAACATGAAGAACTTCCAGTTCCAGACGTTTACCAACACTCTTGTGAACGGTGAACTCAATAAAAACGCTCTCGATTTACAGGAAGAGAAGGAACAGAAGTGGTCGAAGGCAGAGATTCAAGCAAAGGATGACTGTATTTCTGTTATTGGGTATGACCCGTTTGATGGTTATAACGAGGGCGACCGCCGCTATTTGTTTAGTGAACTCATCAAGTATTTTGAGGATGGTATTGAAGACGACCCGTTCAAACTATCCCAGATTGTTCAGGTCGTGAACAATAATAATCAGATTCGACAAATCGACTTGCAGATTGCCCGCTTAAACCCGATGAACTCGGCTGAGGCAATCAAGAGTCTGAATGACATTAAGGTCAAGCTAGTTTCAAACAATGATAAAATTGCCAAGGAAAACGAAATCTCTGTCAAGAACCGTTCTAATAAGGATGCCGGACGTAATACTCTCACCTTCTTGATGAAAGATATGCGAGAGAAAAATATTGCAGGGGCAGAAGCAAACTTCTATGACCAGTTGCGTTCTCCTGGCACTCAATGGGCGGCAGATATGAGTCTTAAAGCAATCAAGGAAAATGCGTTCTTTGACGAGAATGACCAGCAAGAAATTTTTGATACCCAGCGAGAGTTGATTGATAAATATCAAAAAGATAGTGACGATGCGAAGGAAAAATATCGTTTGTCTCTGATTGAAAATCAGCGGCTTAAAGAAATGCTTGAGGATGCTGGAATAGACCCGAATGGTAATGAAGATACGGATGGTGATGCCGTATGAGAATGAAACAAAGAGCACCTATTATCACTGCGGTAAAACGTAAGATTTATGAGTGCGATGCGGCAACGATTGCGTTCTATCGTCGCAATCCTGTTATTGCGGCCAGAGATTTATTGGGTATCCAACTATTTGACGCTCAGGCATATATGCTAGAACAAAGCTGGAATGCAAGTCATGTTCTTTGGGCATGTAGTCGAAACTTTGGTAAGTCTTTTGTAGGTTCTGTTTTCATTCTACTAAAGGCTATCCTATATGAGAATCAAGCTATTTACATCGTAAGTAGCGTTGGTGATCAGAGTAAGGAAACTTTTAATAAAATCGAAGAAATTGTCACTCGTGTTGGTAAAACAGCTGCGTCTATCCGTAGTCTGCAAGATATTGCAGAGAAAGAAACAAAAAAGTCTGCAACCAATAAGAGTGGCTTTAGTCATAATCCCGCCGGGTATGTTGTTGAGTTTTACAACGGTAGTTCCATTAACACGCTAAACTCCAACCCGGATTCCAACCGATCCCGTCGTGCAACTCTTGTGTTTTTTGACGAGGCTGCGTTTTGCTCTGACGAACTGATTGTTGTCTGTGAAGCTTTTGCCACTCAGAATACTGACTTTGTGACTGATACGGATGATTCTTATAACCCTGAAACTCAGCCTCGCAAGGTTCCTACACAACTTGTGTATGCTTCGAGTCAGGATACGATGGATAAACTATTCTATCGTTATTATAAAAACTTTGCAAAGCGTATGATTGCCGGTGACCGTGATTATTTTGTTTGCGACATGATTTGCGATGTTGCAATTCAGGTCTATATGAATGGTAAACCATACAAGGCTTTGTTGACAAGAGACAAAGTGGAAGCCGCTCTAAAGTCAAATAAAATGAAGGCGTTGCGTGAATATTATAATCGCCCAAGCCGTGATGGTGGCGTAAACCAGATTATCAAATGGGGTACAGTTCGTCGCAATGAGCGAAAGTATATCCCACAGCTTTATTGGGATAAGAACTATCAGTATATTCTTGCGTTTGATCCTGCCCGCACAATGGATAATTCTATTGTTGGTGTTATGCGTATTTATAACGATCCAGAAAACGGCATGTGTGGAGATATTATCAACTGCGTGAACATGGTTGATATTGCAAATGAGAAAAAATTCAAGCTCGATTCTAATCGTCAGCTTGAGCAGTTACATGAGTTGATTCTACATTACAATGGTCAAAATCCTGATTACGAGTACATTGATAGATTGATGATTGACCAAGGCGCTGGCGGCGGTGGTACTTCCACATATGCGGACGGTTTGCTTAATAATTGGACCGATAAAACAGGTGCGGAACATCGTGGTTTTATCGACGCAAATCATGAATTATATGAAGGATATGATGCCCGTTACCCAGATGCTGTTGATAAGCTACGTCTAATTAGTCCTCGTAAATTCCGTACTGCCATGGTTGAGGAATTTATTGAGTTGATGAATCTTGGTGTCATTCACTTCCCTCTTGAATATAACGGCGGAGATTACGTTCAGGTAGTAGATGGTGTGGACAAATCAACTGGTCAAGAAATTTTGAAGACGCATGAACTCTCCTTAGAGGAACAGACTGCGTGGGTTAATATCGACTTGATGAAGAACGAGATTACAAGTATTCAGAAAACAACAAACTCTGAAAATACGACCGTAACATATGCTTTGGCACCCGATGTTGCCAATAAAATCCACGATGATAGGTTTTATGTTGCAATTTTGCTTGCTCATCGTCTATACGAATTGCGCCGTAAGGATAAGGTGCGCCAGTCTGCGGTGGAGACAATGACTACTCCGCCGATTTGTATTTCTAACATTGACTTCTAAGCAGAGGAGGTGAAAATGTGGCAAGAAAGAAAAAGGAAGATTTTGATGTCGTGACTGCTTCACAGACAGATGATGGTACTGTTGTTATAACCTCTTTGAATGAACTTTCAGAAGAGAGGATGAACAACGTCATTCGAAATGCAGTTGCGTCATATGATCCAGAAAATAAGCAGTATAGCACATACCTGAAAATTTCAGCCTCCTCTGAGACACTGACGGTTGACCGAATTGATGAGCTCGCACGAGGGTTACAGTCAAGTCTGACGAATGTGCAGACTGTTAATGGAATTATCCGTAACTACATTAACAAGGATGACCTGATTGGTATTACTTATGATGCGATTGAGGCGAATGTTAATACGGAATTCAAATGCAGTTTCGCGCAGTTCCCTGAACAGCGTAATAAAACTAAACAGGTAAACTATGCCCGTGAAGTGATTGATGATTTCAATACACAAATCAATGTGCGAAGCCTGTTGCGTGCTGCCATTCCGATGACTTACGCAGAGGGCACTTATATTACATATCTGCGTCAGAAGGATGAGAACTACATTGTAGACTACTACCCTCTTGGTATTGCTGAGATAAGTGATTACCTATCAAATGGACAGCCTGTTGTGCTTATTAACATGTCTAAGCTGAAATCCGCTTTGAGCAAATCTATGCTGAAGGATAAGAAGAATAAAGCACTGTTCTTTGAAAATCAGGAGACTGAGATTCAAAATAACTATCCAGATGAGGTGTATCAGGCGTTTAAGAATGGTGATACATACGCAAAATTGGATGTTGACCATTGTGGTGTAATTCGCATTGGTAATATGGGGCAGAAGTATGGTGTTTCTCCCCTATTCCGCGCCTTACGCCCGGCATTGATGCTTGAGACTTTTGATACTTCGGACCGTGTGAATGCTAAGGCAAAGGCAAAGAAAATCATCTGGCAACAGCTTGACCCTGAATTGATGGGCCCAAACAAAGACAAGAAGGGTTTTTCTGAACAGGTGACGGCACACGATAATCTGCTGCGTGCATGGAAGCAAAATACCGTGCTTGTGACGACTGCTCCCTACGTCAAGGATATCAAATATGTTGAACCAAAAGTTGAGATGACAAATATCGAGACTGTCAAACAGTATCGCAATCGAGAAATGGCTGCTTTGGGTATTAGTTTCTTGAATACTGATGGTCAACAGACTGTTTCAACTGCAAAGGTGTCTCTTGACCAGCTGATGAAAAATATCGGTAAGATTGCAGAACAGATTGAAGATGTATTAAAGCGGTGGTATCGAATTCGCCTTGAAGATGCAGGTGTAGACCCGATGTACTGCCCTGATGTGAAGGTCTCTACTACCGAAATGATGGGTATGGAGATGAAGAAGGCGATTGCTCAGTTCCTGTTTACCACTTTGAACTGTTCTTACAAGACTGCTTACGAGTATATGGGGCTTCATGCTGAGGACGAACTACGCAAGCGTCAGGCTGAAACCGAGGAAGGTTATGACGATGTGTTTGTGGCTCGCCAGACATCTTATACATCGACCGGTAATTCCGGCGGTGGTGGTGACAGTGATAAAAAGACAGGCCGTCCAAAGGGCGAGGAAACTGAAAAACAGATTTATGACCAGCAGAGAAATGAAGATAGTAAGTGAGGTGATAAACGATGAGTAAGGAGTATTTCTATAGTAGAAACATCTGTTGCTCTGAGATTACGGAGCATCCAGACCACTATCTTGCCAAGTTTGTCATCTGTGATTTCTCAGTAAATGGGAATCAGGTTGCTTTGAACCGTGAAACCATTGAAAGTTGGATGAGTACACTGGTTGGCAACCCGCTTGTTGGTAAGTTGGTCGTAGCTCCAAAGGGTGAACTGGATTTTTCTGGTCACAATATGAAAGTCGTCACCAGAAAAGACGCTGACGGCAATGAATACAAGACTGCCGAATTTGACACTGATGCGTTCGGTAGCTTTCAATCGGTCGGTATCGAGAAAATTGACGATACCGACTTTATTGTTGCCTCTTGTAAGATCTGGAAGCGATATCCAAAAGCTTGTGCGACGATTCTGCGCCGTATTGAGAGTGGCACATTAAATACCAGTTGGGAAATTGATGTGCTAAAAGCTCATAAGGGAATCGTGGGTGGCCGCATGGCAAAAATTATTGACGATGGCGTGTTTACTGCACATTGTCTGCTTGGTGCAAATGTTGAACCGGCATATAAGTGTTCTAAACTGCTTGAAGTCGCTGAAACCGATTTTGGTCTTGAGTTGGCAAATGCCTACATTGAGGACACAAAAGAGATTTCAAATATAGAATCTAATGAAAAGGAGGCAAAAAATTTGGAACTGAATAAGGATAAGGAGACTCAGACCGCACAGGTTGAGAATCCAACCGAGACTGAGCAGGCAGAGCAGACGGCTACTGAGTCTACAACTGAGCCCACCACTCCGGCAGAGCCTGATGTTCAGACTTCCGAGGAAGGTGGTGAAACCCCTCCCCCGACTGAGCCTGAAACCGGTACTGAGCCTGCTGGTGAGCCAGAGCCGGAGTCTACCACTGAGACTTCCAGTTTGACCGGTCATGACCTGTACGAGAAGCTGAATGAGGCTGTTGTGAAGTTTAATTCAGATATGTATCTAGCCGAAGTGTTCCCCGAAGATCACACTATCTGGTGTAAGAAATTCGGTCGTTGTATGAACGATTTGGATTACATCATGTTCTCTTACACCGTTGAGGGTAACGAGGTTTCTCTTGGCGAGCCGCAGCATATTACTCTGACTGTTTCTATTTCTGATGTTAATACCAAGATTGCGGAGCTGAATAGCACTATTGCAAGTCTGAATACTGAGTTGCAGAGTGCAAAGGAAGAGGTTGTTTCTCTGACTCCGTATAAAGAACAGGCTGAGAAGGCAGAGGCAGAAAAGGCGGCTGCAGAGCTTGCACAGAAGAAGGAGAATCTGCGTCAGTATGCAATCTCCAGCAAAATGATTACTGAAGCTGAAGTTTCTGAGGGTGGTAACTATGCAAGTTTGATTGAGAATCTGGACGAGACCGGCATCAAGAATGTGATTGCCGAGCGTTGCGTTGAAGCTGCCAAGAAGGCGCCTGTTGAAAAGAAGATTGAGACCTCTGAGGTACATAAGTCTGAGAGCATCAAGCTGAATTTGAATGAAACCAAGTATAACACCACTAACGCTAATAAGCGTGATGCATGGCGGGAATATTTGGGTAAGTAATAACATTTAAGAGAAAGGAAAAATATTATGATTCGTGAACTGATGGTAAACGGCGCGAAGAATATTCCCGCTAACTATGCCGCAAAGGTCGATATGGTCACCGGTATGGGTGTCCAGGTTGACCACAAGGCTGGTCAGGTTAAGTTCCCTGACGCAGCTACCGCTGAGGGTATCGAGATGGTTGCCCATGAGTTTATCCCGGAGGGCATCTATGCAAGCCAGACTAATTTTGATGACTATGATAAGATGGCAACCGAGATTAAGGCAGGTGTGCTGGTAAAGCGTGTTCCTCTGTATGCTGGCGAGCTGTACGGCACCGACCAGTATAAGGATGGCGATGCACAGGATACCAATATCGGCAAGCTGTTGGAGGTCAATATTGACGGTAAGTGGCAGGTTGCTACTACTGGTACTTCTCGTTTTGAGTTTGCTGGTGTGATGGACGACAACGGCCACAAGCTGATTATGATCAGTGTGCTGCCAGAGGCAAAGACTGTTGCTTGATTGAGAGAAAAATCTTGAATATGATACGTGAAATTTAAGGCTATCGTCTTTGGACGGTAGCTCTTTTATTTTGCGCGAAGAGAAAGGAAATGAATTATGGCACTGAATATTGAAGTGGCCGAGCTGATGAAGCAGCCTGGTCGTGTTTATGAAGTTGCTGAGAAGACTCAGTACAATCGCGCTATGGATGCCGAGGACAAGGAAATTGCAGAGGTTGTTGGCGCTCATGTTGAGGAGCTGATTGACAAGGGCGATCCCAATAAGGAGATTGCTCAGTTTGTTAACCGCACCGTGACTGATGAGCTGTATGGTGCACCTGACGAGCTTCTGGACTCCATGTTTGAGCGTGGTAATGTTGGTGAGTTTGATGACTACGAGGCAGGTCGTACTGTTAAGAATACTCTGAAGGCTTATGATGCAGCTAAGGGTGGCAATGTGCCGAAGTCTTACCTGCACTACGAGACCATTAAACCCGTCTGGCGTAATAAGCAGATTGAGGCTGATCTTAGCTTTGTGGAAGTAAGACGTAATGCTTGGAAGAGTGTGGCAACTCTGACCACCTTTATGACTGAGGCTCTGAAGAACCAGATGTTCTATGACATTTTCAGCATGGTTGATGACGCTATCACTGGTGGTGAGCAGAAGATCGATGCACAGGGCAAGGAGCCCACTATGCAGGACATGGACGCTCTGGCTCTGTATCTGAATGAGTACGCCGATGGTGGTAATCCCTTCACTGTCAGCCTGATGAAGTATTGTGCCAAGATGCGTCGTATGACCGGTTACGCTGAGTATCTGTCTGACGCAGCTAAGGACGAGTTCAACCGTTATGGTCTGGTTAAGACTTATGATGGTGTTGCTATCACTGGTATTAGCTCTGCTAAGAAGCTGGGTGATGGTTCCCTGCTGATCCCGGATAAGCGTATCTATGGCATCGCAGGCAAGATTGGTCGCCTTGACATGAAGGGTGAGACTCATACTTACGAGGATCACGACAACAACAACGAAAAGATCCATCTGATGGTCAAGGACTTTACCTTCGGCTATAGCATTGATCATATCGAGCGCGTTGCTAAGATTGTTCTGCAGTAATTTTTACCAAAGGCAAATTTGAGCGGGGACTTTGCGGTCTCCGCTTTTATAGAAAAGGAGACAAATTATGAGTTCCGTGATGGAAAAGAAGTTTATTGACGTTCTGAACTGCGACGATAACGTGGTTACCATTTCGTCACTGAACGGTAAGGGTTATACTTTCGAGCCCGGTAGTGTGGAAGATCCTTGTGTGATTCCTATTCCGCCGGAGGAGATTATGTATATGAACAGCACTTGTTCTGCGTTCAAGAATGGTGTTCTGCGTTTTCGCCCTGAAGAGCAGAATGAAATCTTTAAGGCTATTGGCATTAAGAGCGACGATGTTCTATTCATTGAAGATATCGACAATGCGATTCTAAATCCCACTGTCGAGAATCTTCAGCGTATGATTGACATTAAGGATGGTGCTCAGTTTGAGCGTATTCGTGGTCGCTTTTATCGTATGACCAATGCCGGTGAAGACCTGTCTACCAAGGTCAAGCGCCTGATTGACGAGCGTTATAAGGAGCTCCGTGCTGGCAAGCGTAACAGTGAGCTGTCTGTCGTACCTGCTACTAAGTCTGCTGATAATGTTCAGGCCGAACTTGAAACTGCAAAGAACCAGATGGCTGAAATGCAGAAGCAGATGCAGGCTATGATGGCACAGATGCAGGCTATGATGGCAGACGCACAGACTGTTGCACCGGATAATTCTGTAGAAAAGACTACTGTCAAGCGTGGCCGTAAGAAGGCAGAGGCAAAAAAGGCGGAGGTTGTTCCCGCCGAGTAAGATTGGAGGGATAATGTGACCGCATTTTCGGAAATATACGATAAGTTCTACGAGCTGGTCGAAACTGATAGTAATTTCTTTCAGTATTTTGACCTGAGCGAGAATGAAGTGCGAGATCTTGTACATGACCGTGCAAAAAGTTATTTGATGGAGTCACTTTCTGTGATTACCAGAAACATTGAACCGGAAGAGGATTTTAGTTTCGATGATTACGATTCAGAACTAGAAGAGTTTAATTCAGATCTCACATTCGATGAGATTGATATGTTAGCGCATTTGATGTTGGAGCAACATTTTAAGCGTGAGTTTGGGAAGTTGAAAGCATTTAGCGCACAGGACCTTCCTACGAGTTTACAAGTATTCTCCCCTGCTAATGAGCGCACGAGTATTCGTGCTCTTGTGAAAGACATTCACGAGGAGAATATGACGATGTTAGACAACTATATGGCAAAAGACCGCTCGACCCGTAAGCGTAAGACCATCGACTATGATACATACGCTTCCTACTCTGAGTAAGGAGGTGTACCGATGGACTTTTATACAAGGGCACGAGCTGTTGGTGGTGCCGCAAAAATGTCTAACAAAAAGGATGTCAAAATTGCTTTTGCAAAGCGAGATTTTGCTGCACATTTTAAAGATAGCGTTGATTACGAGGATAATGCTCTTGTGAATGGTTTACCTCAGGAGCTGGTTGTTAGTCGCAGTAATAGTATTGCTAAGGAAAAGAAAATCTGGGCTTATCCTGGTGATTCTTTGAATCTTGGCGACATTGTTGACTGCTACAATTGTAAATAGCTGGTAACTGAGATTGAGCCAAACGATGAAATTTTTCTTCGTGGAAAAATGGAGCTGTGTAACCGTCAAATCCAATGGCAAAATCCGATTACTGGTGAGATAGTCTCTCGTTGGGCAACACTGAGCAAGCCTTATTACGCAAATAATAAGGAGATTATTATGACTTCATTGAGTCAACGTGAATATAAAGTACAGATGCCTTTTGATGACGAGACCGCACTGATCGACCTTGATAAGCGCTTTATGTTGGAAATTATCAATGGCGAGCCGAAAACGTATGTTACGACTTCTGTTGACCAAAGTACAGAGCGTTACGAACTGCATGGTAAGACACAGGGGTTCCTTGTGTTGAACATCCGGCAGGATCAGTATAACAGTAAGACGGATAATGCTGAGAAGATGATTTGTGATTATTTTGAGCCAAACAAAATCGACGAATCAGAGATAGATTCTCGTGTGACTGCTACTATAAAGTATGTAGGAAAACCAGAGGTTCGTATTGGTGGTTCTTGGAAAAAATTCTCTCCTATGTTCACAAGTGTTGCTGGCGAGGAAATTACTGAAATTGCTAAGTGGAAGTTCGTTTGCCTTGAGGAATTCAAGGAATTTGTAGAAACGCAGAGTACCATAGATGGTGTTTTTAAAATTCGTATTTTAAATAATAGTATCATGGACGGCGCAACTGTAAGAATTTCTTTGACGAATGCAGATGGTACAGCAAATGCATCCATTGAATGTAAGGTGGTGAGTTTGCTGTGACAACGAGTGAATTGATTACTGATTATAAAAACAAATTGGCCTTGAAGCTGGTTAATACTGATGGGCTTGTTGAAGCGATGGGCAATGATGACATTGAAGAGCCTGACGAGGCGATTTATACATACATCTTCCCATACTTCCATATTCCTGACACGATTGAGGCAGCGCACAGCTATATTTGTTTTAAGGTAAATATGACTGACCGAAGCAACGTCAACGACTGGTATGAAAACTTCACACTTACTGTGTGGGTTATTGTGAACCAGGCGCTGATGAAAATGAAGGGCCATGGTGGTGCAACACGAGTTGACTATCTGAGTGGTCTTGTGGAAAAAGAACTACACGGCAGTACAATTTTTGGAATCAAACAGCTTAAAATCACATCCAATATCGAGGACAACATGGATTTACACCATCGTGTGCGAATTATGACGTTTAAGACGCAGGATCTGGATGACCTTGTGGGGTGTGGCTGATGGAGCTTAGAGAAATGTACGAGCCAAGCCTGATGCGTGGAAGAGATTTTAAAGTCAACGATAAAATTACGATTCACATGCCTTCGGTCGGTGACATCATCGATTATGGTGAGCAAAAGTATTTTCAGTTGGTTTATTTATTCTGTTCTACATCGAGCGATTACAAGGCACAGCTTGACTCTGTTGGAATTGATTGGCAGAAGATTTCGGACTTTGAAATGTTCCGGCAACTTTTTATAGGCAATAAAGATCAAGATATGTCTATTTTGTTTTGCGATATGGATATTTCTGGGTTTGTAATGGCAAAAGATAACATAAGTGGTGAAATTGTGTTACATAACAGACTTACGGATACTCGTATTGACCATGTAGTGTATGAAACAATTTCTCAGTACCTATGTGCTGCGAATGGAATTGAAAAGCATTCCGAATTTGCCGCTGACGAACCCACAAGAATTGCAATGATAGAGGAAGCCAGAGATAATTTGGAGTATCAGAAAATAAAGCGTTATGAGCCACGACTTGCGGAGCTTGTTCTCTCAATGGCGTGCTCCTCCGGCTTTAAAGCGGATTACTTCAAGGCTATGAACTACCCTATGAGTGTGTTTATGAATCATGTAAGAAAAATTCAGCAAATAAAGAACTACGACAATACGATGCATGGCGTTTATGCTGGCACCGTGGAATTTGGAAAGATTCCAAAAGCACAACTGGATTGGACGAGCAAGGTTGATTGACCTTGCTCTTTTATTTTATCCAAATAAATTGAAAGGAAGAATATTATGAGCGATTTTAATTTTAATGAGGTCGTTATTGACCGCGTTCATCGCATTCACGAGTATGATCTGAACGGCAAGCGTCTGTGGACCATGAATCAGGTTAAGGATTTCAAGCTGACTCTGGGCGGCGAGACCGTTTACGCTCAGGATGCACAGGGCGTCAACATCATGGCATTCGATAAGAGCAAGACTGCAGAGGCAGATTGGTCTAATGCTCTGATGCATCTGGGTGCTCTGGCAGAGCAGATGGGCTCCAAGAAGGAGGTTGCTTCCTCTGAGGCAAAGCAGGTCTTTACTACTGTTGAGTACCTGACTTCTGCTGACGGCAAGAAGCTGACTCTGACCCATACCCCCAAGACTGCTGTTGCAAATGCCCCCTTTAAGTACATCGATCTGGTCGATGGTCAGGGTAATGCACTGAATACCTTTGAGCTGGGTGAGACCGCAGAGTCTCAGTTCTCTGTTACTGGTACTGAGGTCACTCTGCCTACTGGTGCAAATCTGAAGGCTGGCGACCGCTTTGTTGTGAAGTATCAGTACGAGAGCGAGGAGGGTATTGCTATCAATGATAGCGCCGATAAGTTCTCTACCGAGGGCGAGTTCGTAATTGAGGCATTCTGCTACAATCCCTGCGATAAGGCAAACAAGAAGCTGATGCGTATCATCTTCCCGAATGCCAAGATGGATAATGCTATCGATATGACTTTCACCAATGAGCTGGCTCACCCGGTCAAGATTAGCGCTACTCAGGAATACTGCTCTGAAGACAAGCGCCTGTTCCGTATTGAGACTGCTGCTGCCTAATGGCAAATCTGAATTGGTGCCGTACTTGCGGAAAAGAATATCCGGTTTGCCCGCATTGCGAGCAGGATGCGCGTCTTAATCCTTGGCGAATGATTTGCGACACTGAGCCGCACTTTCTTGTGTGGACTGCCGTAAACCAGTATCGTCAGGGAATTATTTCAAAAGAGACGGCAAAAGCAGATCTGACTACTCTTTTGATGCGCAAGTACAAGAATGTTACGGAAGCCGAGGTAGAGACTTTTATCCCAGCTGTTCGTGATGTTTTCCATGAGATCATGGATGAGCCTGCAAAGGCTGAGAATGAGTCATCTAGTGATGTAAAGGATGAGACGCCCGTGAAGCCGGTAGTTAAGAGAACATCAAATCGTAAGGGGCGGGCATAACCGCCCCTTTGTTTTTCGTGGTGGTTTTATGGAGAAAAAGAACAGGACAAAGTTTAATGTCAGTAAGAATCCAGCAGATAGAACATACGATGGCGTAGTTTATGATAGTAAGGCAGAAATGTTGTTTTATCGAGATATTGTATTGCCAAGGCTGGCAAGCGGCGAAATTGTAGAGTGTCGTAAGCAAGTCCCCTTCCTTCTGCAGGAAGCGTTCCGCCGGGTCGATAAGGACGGAAAGGACGTAGCGGTGCGGAAGATTGATTATGTGGCGGACTATGAAATTACATATCGAGATGGCAGCAAACAAGTGATTGATACGAAAGGATTCGCTGATAGTGTTGCGCTGATGAAGCGCAAGATGTTCTGGTTCAAGTACCCTGATGTAGATTACCGCTGGATTACATACTCCAAAATTGATGGAGGTTGGGTCGATTACGACGACCTAAAAAAAGCTCGAAAAGAGCGAAAGAAATTAAAGCAAGCACAGACGAAAGGGAGATAAAATGAAGGTTTTAAATTTTCAGGAGCGAAATGAGTTTCTTGATGAAGTAGTCAAGACATGTACTATCGATGGTGATTATCAGCCTGCACTGCTCGATGTTGTGTTCAGGTTGACTATCCTGAAGTATTTTGCAGATTATGACTATCGTAGCGAGCCGCAGAGCGAGTGGCCTCGTATTGCTTACGAATCTTTCAATTTCAAGATTAACAAGGCTGGTTGTGATACTTCTGCGTTCTGGGATCAGTATGATTCTCTGGAGAAGGCCGTTCACGAGCAGATTGACCGTTCTCATAAGGAATGGTTGGTTCTTGGTCTCTGTGACAAGCTCAACGAGATTATTAAGAAGCCTGACCCTATTTCTGATTTCGTTGACTTTATGGAGAACTATTTGAATGATGTGAAGGGCAACTTGAAAGACTTTGATGTTGAAAAGTTTTCTGAAGTAACTTCTGCCCTGCTGGATAATAAGCAGGAGATCTCTGCTGTGCTGGCAAAAGATAAAAAGGAATAAACACTTTTAGAGGTGGGTTGGAGGGAATTTTAATATGGCTACAAGAAGTAAACCGCTGAAGTTATGGGACGCTGAGAAGTTCAAGAACGTAAACTCAGTATCTTTGAAATACTGGGATAGATACGAGACTGATATGGGCATCCGTGACCTCAGCCCGTCTACTGTTTACAATTATGAATCGGATTTCAAGCAGTGGATGATTTATGTTCTGGACAATCAGGGTAATGCTCCTGTGACGGAGCTTGAAGAAGAGGATATTGAGGAATTTCTTTTCTATTGTAAGAAGCATGGAAACAACTCTGCTCGTATGAAACGGCGTATGAGTACAATTTCTGCGCTATATCGGTATCTTCGTAAGAAGAAAATTATCAAAGAAAATCCGATGGAGTTCATTGACCGACCGACCAAGGACGTGGCTGTCGTGAAGCAGACATACCTTACACCGGATGAGGTTAAGTTGATGCGAGAGAAGCTGAACGCTCTGGTTGAATCTGCGACTACCGTTCACATGAAGGATAATGCGATGACACTGCGTCTGTACGCACTATTCTCGCTATCCACGATGGCTCGTGTCAACGCAGTGCGGAATACGCTCTGGAAGTCTATCGACTATGAGAATCGTATGGTGCATGACGTTCTGGAGAAAGAGGGTAAAATCGTTGACTTGATGTTCAGTAAGGAAGTTTCTGAGCTTCTGAAGGAGCTGAAGGAATATCGCACCGAGCATGATATTGAGGATGGCGGCTATGTGTTTGTTGGCATAAAAATCAATGGCTCATGGATGCCGATTACATCAAGCACTGCCGGTGACTGGTGTAAAAAGATTGGTGAGATGATTGATGAGCCTACGCTGCACCCGCATGATTTCCGGCACAGTGGTGCTACCCTGCTGAAGAATGCAGGTATGAGTTTGGAGGATGTCTCTTCCCTACTCAACCATGCAGGTACGGATGTGACCAATAAGTATTACATCAAGAAGGATACGACAAAGATTCAATCTGCGAAGGATCGGTTTGAGATTTGAGGTGGAGTGAATGGGAAGTCTTGCTTCTTCGTATACGAACTTTGATGATTTACTGGCCGGTGTTGCGAATGGAATTGAAGAAGCAGTGCGAGGCGTTGCTCCGCAAATCGAAACTCGTTTACAAGTGAGTGCAGAACAGAATGTGCATCCGAAAGATGGTCGAAAAAATGGAATTACCAGTGCAAAAAATATTGTTAGTAGCGTTACTCGTGAAGGCAACGTGATAACGATGGTTGTAAAAGATATTGCTAGACCGCAGGGCCCAAAATGGGGTGCTTTTGACGAAGCACAAAACGACGCACTTGAAGGAACGATGTTTGCAAACTGGATCGAGCACGGTTTATGGATGGATATTGCTGCTTGGGCAAGTATGGGGTATCCGAAAGATGATGACAAACCGAAACGCACTGCACGTCCGTTTATAGCACCTGCTCAGGTTGAGGCAGCAATGCTGGTAAAAACAGCGTTACATAATTTGTAAAAATATTTTGAGAGGAGGGTCAGCTTTAATGAGCTGGCCGCTTCTCTTTTTTATTTTGAAAGGAAAAGGTATTGAAAATGGAAAAGAGAGGTGGTCAACATGGATACTAATGCAAATTCTGGTGCTAGTGGAGCAACCGATACTTCTTCCGTGACCGCAATTAAAGTTCAAGTCGTTCTTGATACTACGACTGAACAGTTAAAGAAACAGTTTTCTGGAATCCAGACTGATATTGAGAAAGATCCGATCGGCTTAACTTTCGGTGTTGATAAAAAGACGTCCAAGGACGCTATTATTAAAGGACTTCAGGAGATTTTGGGCAAGGGCACCAATATTACGATTGGTGCTGGTGTTGACCCTAATGCTGGAAACAAGGTCAAGAATCAGGTTAAAGATGCAGCAAATGCAGGTCAGCAGACTGCAGACAAAAATAAGGTAAAAATCAAAGTTCAGACTGACGTTGATGACAGAACTAAAAACAAGCTTGATGCTTATTATAAGCGCCTGAAAGAACGTTACGACCTTGAAGCAAAAATTGCAAGTTCTACAGTAAATGGAGTAATAAATCCTGAACTTGACGGTGCTGGAAAGCGTTTAAAGGCAGTTCGTGCAGAATTAAAGCAATTAAAGTCAGAACTACAAGGAAAGATTTTTTTTTTCAAGCAGAAGACGGCATACGAGATATGGCATTCGGGACAGGCTAGGATTGCCGCTGCTGGGCAAAGTGCTAGTGGTACACTTAATAGGCGCGAAGGTACAAAAAATGCCACTCTTACAAAGCGAGAGGTTCAGGAAAAGCTTAATGAGTTTTATACTCAACAGAAAAAAGCAGGTGCCCTTGAACAAGCATCATTGACTCTCGGCAATAAAACCGCAAATAGTAAAGAGTTAGAAGCTGTTAAAACACAGCTTGAAAAGGCACAGGAATCAGCAAAAAATTTTAGAACTGAACTTTCAAATTTGCTTCCTGATGAAGAAATTGACAAGCTCACAAAATTCGACAACGAACTCGATGACAATCTAATTCGAATTAAAGGTCGAATTGCCGATCAAAATGCCGCTAAAACGAAATCTGAATCGGATGCTCAGTTAAAAGCTGCGAAAAAGGCAAAGATTTCTGAATACAACTCGGAGTTATCAAATTTTAAGAAACTGACATTAGATTCGGCTCGTCTTGAAGGTAAGAGTAATTCGGAAAATGAACTTTCGTTTGTTAATCAGCAAATGGAAGATTCATTAAATAATCTAAACAAATTACAAACAGACCTTGGTGATGTTCTTTCAAAAAATGAACTCGATGAAATCATTCGCCAATATGAAAAGTTCGAAAGCGACTTAGCAGACGAAGTAACCCGTATTGAAGCTCATTATGAAGACTTAAAGAATGCGCGAGAGAGCACCAAGGCCACCGCTGAGGAAAAACGTCAGGCGAAACAGACGGATGATTATACCAATGACTTAGCTACTGCCAGAAACAAGTATAAAAATATGTCTGGCGTGCCTGCCGATGTAAGTAGTGCTCTTGATAATGTAGATGCGCAGATCAAGAAGCTGGACACGCTTAAAGTCGGTACAGAAGATTATGCCAATCAACTAAAGGCTATTGGTACAGCATGGATTGATGCTACTCGTCAGATGGATTCTTTTGATAAAGTTCAAAAAGATACAGAGAACCATGTCAAGAGCATGACGGAACAGGCGCTGAAATGGCAAAAGTCTATTAACGGCAATACCGAAGAGGCAGATAATCTTCGCAAATCAATACAAAGAATTCTTAGTATTGAAAAATCATTGAATCCAGACCATAGCTCAGACAAATATGCTAAAGGCGTTGCCGCAATGGATGACGCTTTTATTGATGCAAAGGCATCAATGTCTGCGTATAAAAGCGAGTATAAAAATCTTGAGTCTCAGGCAACTTCTACTCTTACAAAAATTCGTAAGGCAGAGATGCAACTGGCCGAAGCCAATAATACGGCATTTGATAATCTTCTTAAAGGGCAACCGGGTTATATTGGCGACCAAGATGGAAGTTTCGAAGGGCGAATTCGTAAGCTTAATGAAATGAATAGCCAGTCGGAAGAATATCGGACTACACTCAAAGGTATTCAGGATGATTGGCAAAAAATCAGCCTTCGGATTCAACAGGCATTAAAATCAGAAGAGGATTTGCAGAAAGAAGCCGAACAGAAACACGGTCAAGTCCGTTCAAAGCAAGCTGCTTATAACACTATTCAAAATAGATTAAGTAGTACGGAATTCACAAGAAAAAATAGTGTTGCTTTAGGACGATTTAACACTGGCGTGTTGGATGATGGCAAAACTGGGCAACAAGTATTGGCAGAGCTAGATGCTGCTATGAAACAGTTGGATGAAAACAAAGGTCCAACAGAGTTTAAAGCAACACTTAGTCAAGTTGACGATTTACTTGTTCAGGTGAGAAAACATATTGACGATGCTTTGGGGCAAAGTCGTCAGACAAAGACATCAAATACTGATACAGATAAGATGGAAAATCTTATGCGTACATTGTATCAGTATAAAGAAACCCTTCATGGTTTTGAAGGTTCAAAGCTTGAAGCAGAATATAACGAGCTTTTCGATGCGATTAAGAATAGTAGTTATTCTTTTGAAGAAGCTCAAATGAGAGTCAGCAAATTCCAAAATGCTTGCCATCAAGCTGGATTAGAAACTGAAACTCTTGGTCAAAAACTGTCTCGTCTGTTTAAGGAGCACTTCCAGACTGCTATCGCTATGGCTGGCGTGGCTATGATTAAACAGGGTCTACGAGAAGTTTATAATAACGTCGTAGATATAGATACATCTATGACTAATTTGAAAAAAGTCACGAATGAGACTGAATCGGCATACTCAAGCTTTTTGTCGTCTGCTTCAAGTCAAGCGCGTGAGCTTGGTGCTTCTATCTCTGATGTTATTGACAGTACAGCAGAATGGTCTCGTCTAGGCTATACACTGGACGAATCACAAGAGCTTGCAAAGTGGTCCACTGTCCTAAGTAACATTGGTGATGGAATTGATAGTGCATCTGACGCAGCTTCTTATCTAGTCTCTATTCTAAAGGGATTTAGAATGGAAGCTGACGAAGTAGAACACGTCGTCAATGTTCTTAACTCAGTGGGCAACAACGAACCCATTTCCGAAAGTGGTATTGCGGAGGCACTCGTCAGATCGGCAAGCGCATTATCGGCAGCCGGGAACTCGTTTGAAGAGTCCGTTTCGTTGATTAGTGCGGCCAACTCTGTACTTCAGGACCCGGATACCGTAGGCACAACTTTAAAAACAATTTCAATGTATCTGCGAGCCAGTAAGACTGACGCAGAGGCATTTGGCGTTTCAGTTGATGATATGGCAAGTTCTGTTTCTGAACTGCGAAGTGAATTGAAATCTTTAACTGGCGTAGACATTATGAAGGATGCCGCCGGTACAGAATTTAAGAGTACATATCAGATCCTGAAAGAGATTTCTGCCGTATGGGATAAACTTACTGATGTTAGTAAAGCTAACGTCACAGAGATGCTTGGCGGCAAAAGGAACTCGAATGCGGTACTTTCCGTGATCGAGCAATTCTCCATTGCTGAAAAATCAATGGAAGATGCCGCTAACAGCTCTAATTCAGCAATGACTGAACAAGAGCGCATGATGGATTCAATTGAGGGTCGCTTAAAGCAGCTTAACGCCAGCTTTGAGAAATTCTCAAACGACGTTATGAGCAGTGACCTCATCAAATTCTTTGTTACTCTTGCAACAAAGATTGTTGATGCAGCAGACGGAATGGTCAACCTTGCAGGTTCTATTCCGGCCATTACAGCTGCCATCTCTGGCGTGTTGTCCGTAATGCAGATGAGCGGAAAGCTCAAGAATGGTGCGGGTAAAGTTAATATGCCCTCTTATATTTGTTGCGTTTGATAACATAGGATGCGGCACCATGTAAAAATAAAATAGCCCCTAGAGTGCTGGGAAACCCTAAGAGCCATATCGCCTATTATTATATTTATATAAGGTAGGAATCGAAAGATAGAAACAAGGATATGGATGCTATATGCTGAGATAAAAGCTCGGTTTTATCGTATTGTAAAAATATGGTAATAATTGAGTGCTAAGTAGCGTTTACAATGGGCGGTCAGCAGCCGATCCTCTCCCCTATTATATAATGTAGGAGGGTGGAAGGTTCATCGACTAAAAAGGGTCAGTGAGCAACCACTGGAAGGATAGTCAGTTCTGGACGAAAGTTCAGAAGTCCACCTCAGACGTAACCAGACGACTTAAAGAAGTAGGTGGAATTGAGGAGACGCGCTATTCTCTGGCGCGATACAAATAGGAGAAAAATGATTGAATAATTGAACAAAAAGAAAAAGTACACTGTTGTTCGTTGACAGCGTACTCTAAAAAGTGTATAATAAAAACAGCCAAGGACTCCTACAGACGAAGCCCTCGGTGAACAGTTTAAAATGCAATGTAAATGCTTGGACACATTCACATCACAGAAAGAGCCACCTACTGCTAATAGGCGGCTCTTTTACTTATCACGGCTTTCGCTATGATGATGTAACATCTTGAAAATCTCAAGAAGCGTTTTGACAAAGCCAGCAAAGCCGAAAATCAGCATAGCGACATAGTAGACCGTAGTGATCTCAATAGTCATTACACATCACTCCTCTCGGTATAGACTCACCGAAAGGGAGTAAAAGATATGGCATTCTCCTTCTCGCCTTTCGGCTGAATGGGAGGACGTTCGCCTATATACGTCTATGAAAGGAAGAAAGTAAACGCAGAATCCTTGACTGCCTGTCTATTATACACCCGCCTGTCATATCCTGTCAATATCACTATAATGTAATTTATAATACATAAAAAGAGGTTGCTTTCCTGAGATTTTCTGGCTATAATAAAAGTACAATCGCGTATCCAAAATATACGGAGGTATTTTATTATGGCTAGACCCAAAGGAAGCAAGAATAAAGCAAAGGTTCTTGATGGCGTTGATTACGCAGCGCAGATCGCTGAAAAGAATACTGCCACAAAATCTCTTGCTGAAGAAATTGCAGCACTCGGCACGAACATTGCTGCACTGAATGCTGAGAAAAAAGCTAAGGAAGCCGAATTGAAGAAAATCAATAAAGAGATTGCAAAGCTCGAAAAGAAAAAGGCTGATGCAGATGAGAAGATTGCGGCAGAGTTGAATCGCAAGAAAGCAGAAGATATTGTTGCTAATGCACTGGCTAACGGTATGACTGCTGAAGATATTGCAGAACTTTTGAAGTAAGGTATCATCATAAAACAAAGCCCGACTTCCCTACTACTGGGAGGCCGGGCGTTTTAAATCCTCTTGCTAAATAATGTCGTATGTGGTAGACTTATAGAAAAATGTAAAGGTGTGATGCCTGTGTCTACATATATGATGTATATGGATGAGAGTGAAACAAAGAAATCAGATGAGCAACGATATTTTGTAATTGGTGGTCTTATTATAAAGAATGAGGATTATACTGCGATTGAGAAGTCACTGATAGATCTTAAAAATTTATTATGGGCTGGAGATGCAAATGCATCATCTTATATACTTCATGAAAAAGATGTTGGTTTTGCTTCTTCGTGGTCAAATCGCTATCATCTTAATGAAATTCCATCTTATAACAAAATTTTCACAAAGAAAAGCAATGTCTTGACTCTTTATAACGAGATGTCAAAAATATTTAGATTGTCTCCAGTAGTGACTTTGGGTGTTTGTCTTGATAAGAAAGCATTATTCGACAGTTATGGTGAACAACATTTGAACAATCAGTTCACGATTGCGATCCAGTTAATGATTGAACATTATTGCCAGTTCCTTAGCGATACAAAATCAACCGGTGATATCTGTTATGAGGCTATGCAACCAGAGCAAAACATGAAAATTCAACAAAGAATGTATGAATTAAAAGCTCTTGGAACGATGTACTACTCTCCTGCTACGATTCAAAATCACTTGCGTGAGATAAAGTTTGTACAGAAATCCGACAATTACGCCGGACTGCAATTGGCAGATTTCATCCCAAACACATTAGCAAGGTATGCTGCCAACCTCAAACCAAAGAATCAAAGCCTATCGGAGAATGTCAGATCAAAATTATATTGCGGAAAAAATGGCGTAGAAAAGATGAAATATGGTTTCAAGATTCTTTCTTAACTTTTCTAAAAATAAGTGTTGACATTTTCTATAGATTTGATATAATATATTAGACGGGATTGTAGTCACGAGGCGCTGGTGGACTCCAGTGGCCATTTCTGGAAGTCTGATACGAGAGTTGATGATCGAACGAGTAAGTGGCTAAGATAACCCGTTTTTGTAAAAAATCAGCTCCTTACCGCTCTGGTGAGGAGCTTTTATTATACCCAAATGAAAAAGCACCCGGAAGTTACGCACCTCCGGGTGTTTTATTTATGTCTGTTGAGTTAGCCACTTCTTACCATTCATATCCACAATTATTGCAGTGAAACGTCTTCTTGACTTTTCCACTGGCGAAGCCCCAGAATGCCGCATCCAAAACTTTGGAGGCTGTGCCGATCTTTTCGAGGTCGGGCGAGCCACAAGTGGGGCATTTGGGAACATACTTAGGTTTTGCTGCCTCAATTTCAGCTTGTTCTTTCTCTTTTTCCAGATATCTACGAATCTTGGCATCAGTTTTGTCAGCCTCATCAAGCCATTCCTGATTTTCCATCGGTTTGTACTCTTTGGGTTGATTTATCTTCGATAATATTTCCTTTTTACCTTCGTCGTCAGCGGCAATCCATCGCCTATAATTTGTCATTAAACATGAGCAATGAACGCATGTCACTTCTGGCAACCATGCTAAACGACCACAATGCGGACATATCATAATTGTTTTACCCATGATTTTTCTCTCCTCAAAATCAGATATTATCTTTCATGACCGGTTTTTCTGTTGATAAAGACGGAAAACAAACCGGTGGGCTAGAACAATGGGCCACGTCACTTGGCAAAATGGTTGGTTCTGTAAAGGGACTATGGCAACAGTTAGAGACAGGAAAAAAGAAGTTCGACGCAATGAACGCCGCTGCTGGCAAGAGCAAATCTTCTTTCTCTGATGATATCAAATATATTTCTGAAAGTGAAGATGCAACCGAGGCTTATGGAATCGCGACTGTATATACTCGTGCTCGAGTTCTGTTATTGAATATGGCATTAAGCACTGGACTGGCTTTAGCTGCTTCTTTGATTGTGAAGAAAATCGCAGAAGCATCACAGTCTATTGAGACAAATGCAACGAAATCCAAGGAAGCGGCTGACGCAGCAACCGATACAACAGCATCCGTGAAAGAGCTAGTGGACGCTTACAAGGAGCTTGGTGATAAGTCAGGTTGGGATTCCAGTGATTTTGAACAGGCTAAAGATATTCAAGATCAACTGCTTGACCTTGCTAAAGAGCAGAACTCTCTTAATCAAGACCGAGTAGAAGCACTTAATCTGCAAAATGGAAAATATGAAGACCAGCTTGACCTCTTAGATAAGCTCACAATGAAGCAGCTTGAGGCAGCATCTTATGATTTGACCACTTCAAAGGACGCTCAAGGCGAAAAGCTGGTTCAAACTGGAAAAACTCAGAAGAGGTCTCACCTACTCACCATCCTAAATAGCGATGAGATGTCGATGGCTGACAATATCAGAGACTCTGGTATTGATATCGAGAACTCTCTTGGTGGCTTTGGTGCAGATAATTGGAAAGACCCCGATTCTGTTGTTGATTATTACAACAATATTGGCGATGCACTCAAGTACGTCATCGACAACACTACAGAAGCTGAACGTAAGGCTGGCGGAGCATACCACAATCTGTATCAGTTCCTGATTGATGAGCAAAATGCCCTGAAGGACGATGTAGAAAACTACAACGATAGTACGGATGCCATCAAAGATAATGCCAATGCAAGGGCAAAACTTGCTGCTGTTATTTTGATGGAGGGCCAGAAAGATAGCACAACTGGTGGCTATTCTGATTATGAAAAAATCAACAGCGCTCTTGAAACACTCAAGAGTACCATCGACGGGTTTGACTCAACAAAGCTGAATGATTTGCTTTGGGGCAATAATGAAGGTCTGACTAATGAGCAGGTAGATGCACTTACGGTTCTCCGTAAGGCAATCACCGATATGGATTTCTCTGCCGATACTGATGGCGTAAATGCGTTCATTCAGGCGCTTATCCAACTTGGAATGGTTTCTTTGAATGCGACCGATGGGCTGACTGGCTTACAGCAAGCAGCTCAGGACATGGAAGAGATTTCAAAGGAAATTGATAATCTTCAGTCTGCATACAAGGCGTGCTCTACCGCTATGGAAGAGTACAACCAGTATGGTTATATGAGTGCAGATTCACTGCAATCGCTCTTATCAATGGACACTCAGTATCTGAGTTGCCTTGATCTTGTTGACGGAAAATTACAAATCAACAAACAGCGTTATGCCGAATTGTTAGCAGCTCAGTACGCCCAAGCAGAGGTCACTGCCATTCAGCAGGCAACTGAGGAGCTAAAAGCTATTCAGGATGAAGCCACCAAGGAAAAGGTGGAAGGTTTGACCACAGCAACAGAAGAACAGCAGACTGCCATGGAAAACGCTATTCCTGCAATCAAGGATACCACTGTTGCTACTGGAGATCTTGCTGTTGCTCTGGCTGTGGCTCAAGGTGCAGCTGGTGATGATGAAGCATTGAACGAAAGAATCAATGCTGTAACCACTGCACTGAATACAAAACTTGCCGCAATTCACGCAAATACCCAAGCGGCAATCAATAGCGGAACCGCTCTAGCAAACCAGCTTAACGGCTTCCCAAATGCGAAAAAAAAGAATAGAGAGAATGCCAAGTCAGTAACTGACGTGGCTTCCGCTTTCGACACGCTGACTAAAGCCATGAAGGAATATAATCAATATGGTTATATCTGTGCTGATACGATGAAATCGTTGGTCGGCGTTGACGATAAGTTCACTGCTTGCTTGACTGAGCAAAACGGCAAGCTCAAGATTAACACAGCAACTTTCCGTACCTTTATTAAAGCACAGCTTGAAGAAGCTAATGCTTCTAAGGACGGTGGTAAGTCTGCCGCAGAGATGCAGCGAATCCTTGACTGGCTGAATTCCAGCGTTGATTCTGATACCATCTCTTTTGAGCAACTGACTGATGCCATCAAGAGCTACGGCACTGCGATGGATGAAGCTAAGAAAAAGACGGATGCTATAAAATCCGCATTTTCTGATCTTTACGATGTTGGCACACAGAAAAAGGATAACGACTTTGGCTTCTTGGATATAGATGCCATTGAGAAGCAGTATCAGGCTGTTCGTAATCTGTATGAAAACACAGACCTATTTACAAATCCAAAATATGCTAGTGCTCTAAATTCAGAAACCGGAGAGGTTGACTACAACAGCGATGCATTTAAACAGATGTTTGCAGATCATCTGAAAGAACTTGCGGCGTCTGCCCGTGAGACCGGTGGTGCTGCTGGAAAATATCTTGCACAAGGTTTTGAAGATGCTGCCGCCAAGATTGCAAACAACGTGATGAGCATTCGTGAGTGCATTGATGGAATTGGTTCTTCTTTGAATTATGCAACCGATAGGATTGATCATTTCCAAAGCGGTTTCTCCGATATCTCTGATATTGTCACTCAATACAACACTTATGGTGGCCTAAGTATCGACAATTATCAGAAGCTGATGAGTCTCGATGATGATTACATTAAGTGTTTGAGTCTTGAAGGTAATCAGCTGAAGTTCAATACAGAAGCATATAAGGAACTTTTCATTGCAAAGCTGAACGCAATGATTGATGAGTATGATGCCGCAGACGAAACAAAAGCACTTGCTCAACGTCTTCGTGAATTGAGGGATGCCGTAATTGCATCCGGTGATGGCTTTACAAGCGCAGAAGATAAGGCTAAAAACTTCGAGACAACACTCGGAAATATTAAGAGCCTCCTGAGTGACCTAATTGGTGTATTTGAAAAGTTTAACGAGATCAAATCGAATGACCTAAAGATTCAGGGCGATGCTTGGATTGATGTCATCGATAAACGAATTGATGCCCTTAACGAAGAGAATGATGCACAGGAACGAGCAATAGAACTGGCAAAACTTCAGGATGAATACGAGCGTGCAAAGGCCAATAAAACTGTCCATGTATATGGCGGCAGAGGTCAGGGCTTCGTATGGAAAGCAGATGAAAATGCCGTTCGTGAAGCTGGGCAAAACCTGTCTGACAAGCAACGCGAGTATAAGAAGAAAGATGAAATTGACAGGTTAAACAAGCTCAAGGATAAAGTTCAGGAAGCTAATAATCTTATTGGCACCAGTTGGGATGATTATCAGAAGAAGCTGAAATACACCGCCGAGTTCGAGGCCATGACCTTTGAGCAGATGGAAGGTCACTATGATGGCTTTAAAAATAGTATCCTAGACAATATGCGTGATATTCAGTCTGCTACTAATGTCAGTGATGCTATTACAAATCTCGAAAAGCTAATCAACACACTAAAAACGCTTAACGACGTTATAACATTCTTTACTTCTGGCGGTGTAAGCACTGATGGCGGTGGAATCTTTGGACTTTTCAACCAGATCAAGAACATATTCACTGGCGAAAGCGGTAACTTTGATCTTGGTGGCGGTTTCAAGAAGATGTTCGATGGAGCAGCTAAGGCTGTTTCTGACGGCTGGAACTGGATTACTGGTAAGAACAGAAAAAGTTTCAATGATCTTATTTCTTGGAATAATGCGAAATTAAAAATCATCGGTCGTGATGTATCTGTTGGTACACGTAGTATTGAAGGAACATCTAGTAACTTCTTTGATCGTCTTTTAAGTGCAACTAATGGAAATCTATGGGATATAAGCGGGATTTTCAATAGTGTAAGTGATGCCATTTCTGGTAAAACAGGCAACCTGTTTACTGATATTATTGGGTTCTTTACGAACGGATTCTCAACAGCAAATAATGTCGCTAATGGTGGTTTGTTAAATATTGTTGATACCATCGGAAGTATGTTTGGCCCAATTGCGGCTGGCGCACAGTCAATTGGTAGTGCTATCTCGTCTGGCGTTGTGAGCTTCTTCCCTTCTATCTTTGCTGGACTTGGTACTCTGGTGACAAGCGTTGGCGGTGCTATGGCTGCTATGATGCAGGCTATTGCCGCCGCTCTGGCCTCCATTCCTGTCGCTGGTTGGATTGCAGCAGCCGCCGCAGTTGCAGGTGCCGTTGCTCTGATTGCCACGATTGCTTCGATTGCAAGTAATGTTTCCAGCACACAGGTCGATGAACCTACTCCGGCATTCCAGGCAAAGAAGTACGCAAAAGGTACTCGTGGTGTTAAGAAGGATCAGATTGCTAACGTCGATGAGAAGGGCGAAGAGCTGATTGTCCGTAAACCCAATGAAGGTCGTATGACTTATCTGGAAAAGGGCGACGGTGTTATCCCCGCCAAGCAGACAGACAACCTGATGGCTATTGGCGAAGATCCTGAAGGCTGGCTGGCAAAGGGCTTGGCCGAAGTGACTGGCAGTGCTGCTGCTGGTGCTGGTATGAGTGCCCAAGGTCCGAATGCAAAATTGAGCGGTGCAGCAGCTGCGGCAGCCGCTGGCGTTGGCTCGGTTTTCAAGGATGAGTATGATGAAGTCCTTGGCGATACAAATGAGTTCATGTCTGGACTCTCTGATATCTTCAAGAAGAGCGATAATCCGATCATCGCCGCCATTCAAAGCATGTTTTATTTTGTCAACAAGACTGCGTATCGTATGTCTACGGTTGGCAAGATCAACTCCTCTAAGACGGTAACTGAATCGACCAGCAATACAAAGAAAGCGGCTCAGAGCCAAATTTCGTCTATGACGAGCAACTTTGAGTCCAGCTGGAAATCTGTGGCTGGTGAGCTCGGTCTGGATACGAAGGATATTGAAGCAACCAGCAAAAAGATGTCTGAAAAGATGAATGAACTGGTGAATAATACCTTTGATGCGTTGAACGAGAATACCGGCCTGAGCGCTGAACAGGTTGAGGATGTCACCAATACGATGTTTGATTCGCTGCAAAAGATCTATACCAGCGGATGGAACAACCTTGCTTCTACTTCTGGCGATATGTCCGAGGAGATTGCTAAAAAGCTGAATGAGTCTTATAAGTCTTCTGTTGACAGCACAAATAAGGCCATGAATGAGATTTCCAAGGCATTCGGTCACAGCTGGACTAAGGTTGGCGGTGGTGTAAAGACCCTGAGTACCAATGTTCAAAAGACAATGGAGCAGGCATGGGCTGACACCAGCCAAGACACCCAGAAGCTGATGTACGATATGCGTGCGTGCTTTGACAATAGTTGGAGCATGAACGAAGCTGGCGTAACTAATCTGGCAGAAATGACTCAGGGAACGGTGAAAGATGGTTATGCCGAGATTGATTCTTCGAGCTCTAATACATTTGGTGAGAATGGTCAGTTGAAAACGGATGCAGACAATTCGTGGAAGAATGTAGAACCTGGCGCTACGAATTTAGCAAACAATATGCAGTGGGTGATGGATCAGTCTTACAACGCCATCAAGGCCGGATGTACAGCTGCCGTTACATCGATCAAAAACGATTTGGCGACCACAGGTGATGCATTTGAAGCTGTCGCTACAAAGGCGGAGAAAGCAAAGCAAGAGACACAACAGCAACAACAAACTGCTCAACAGCCTGCTAAACAGAAAGGGGCTCTTGAGAATATTGCGGAAGGAGCCGGGCAGTTCATTAGAGGCGTTGGCCAAGGCATAGCCGATGTTGTTACAGCACCGTTTAAGTTCCTTGGATCATTACTTGGTTTTGCAAGTGGCACAAAGGAAATAAAGAAGTCTAATTTTGCTAATGTCGATGAGCAGGGTCCTGAGATGCTGGTTCGTAAGCCGGATTCCGGTCGGTACACTTATCTTGAGACCGGCGATGGTGTTGTCCCTGCTGATATCACATCGAAATTGTTTGAGATGGGTGGCAACCCGGATGCATGGTTCCAGAAACAGATGTCAAAGTACGGTTCTCAACCGATTGTTCAGGGTGGCGGTGGAGATGTTACAACTTCGATTGGCGATATTATTATCACGAATCCTGTTGGCAGCTCTGACGCTCTGGCGAATGAAATCAAACAGAAGTTACCGACTAAGGTTGCTCAAATGCAAAGCAAGCGGTAAGTAATAGCTTTTACAGCCGATACCACTAGGATATCCTAGCGGGTCGGCTTTTATTTTTGATTAGGAGGAAAAGAAATGGCAGATAAATCAGCTATTGATGTGCTGGCCGAGGTTGTAACTTCTGCCGCTGAACGCGCTGTAAAGAATGCAAAATTTGACGTGTCCGCCTATGGAGTGATTACAGAAAAAGAAGACCAGCACTATAAAATCGCTGTATTCGGTGGCGAGTACGGCATTGTAACAAACCATGATTATATTGTGGGCCAGAAGGTTGTTGTGACTGCATTGCAGGGCAACTTCCGTAACCTGATCGTATCGGAGAGTAATACCAGCGTTGAGATTCTAACAGTGAAATCTCTGGTGTCCGGTGTCGATAGCCTGAATGCCGAGTTTGAGTCTATGAAAGACAAATCCCAGCAGACAGAAGATACTGTTCAGGATCAGCTGAAAAATACCATCAATACTTGGTATAGAAACGGTCATCCGCATACATATAACTACCCTGCCTCAGATTGGAAGACAGATGAAGAGAAACAAGCACACGTCAACGACATCTACTATGATAAAAGGACTGGTATTTGCTATCGCTGGGTATATGACCAGGATAAACAGCAATATTTCTGGATGGAGATTGTGGACGCCGGTGTTATCAATGCACTGTCGATGGCAACGTCCGCACGAGATCTTGCAACAGAAAAGGTCCGTGTTTTTACTGAAACACCGACTGTTCCATACGATGTGAATGATCTATGGATTTATGGCGGTATCGGTGGTGCATTGTATATTTGTATTACTGCAAGAGGTGAAACTGAAAAATGGACATTCAGCGACTGGGCTGTTGCGACAAAGTATACGGATGATACAACTGCAAATGCGGCAGTTGAACGAGTAGGCGCTCTTGAAACAAAAGAAGCCAATGATGTTGCCGACCTATGGCGCTCAATGAATGGCTTTAACGATAATATTGGCGGGTTTACAAATAGGGATTATATCGCTACCAAAAAGCAGGTGGGCGACAATACAAGTAATATTGAGCAAAATACTTCTGATATCTCTTTGTTAAGGACAGACCTCGATAAGGCAAAAACAGCTGAATCCAATCATTATCAGGATGTGACACGTAAGATTTCGGCTGCGAACTCAAATATCTCGACCTTAAAAACGAACGTATCAGATATCAATAAAACGATTTCTGGAATCACCGTTGACAATTTTCTGGCCGCATTGAATCTGGCCGTAAATACCAATGGTGAGCTTTGCTATATATCGAAGGAATAATTCGGAGGTGATAACTTGAAACCAATTCTATCTAAAATCGGCGCATTTGATGCCACAAAGGATCATACATTTCAGTTTGCCGCATACGCAGACATTGATATCATTGCTCTTATCGTCTTCGATACTCCGACGGGCAGTATTTTACAGGGTGATACGCTTTCAAAAGGTGTGTATAAGTTTGGCACATTCCCTGCCGGTGGCACTGGTCTAGCACGATATTTTACGATTCCCGCAGGCACGTTTGAGAATCGCAAAGATCCGTATTATATGATTATTCGCTGTCGGCTGAAGGGCACGAATCTATTTTCTGAATACTCGGATAAGCTGCTATTCTACTGCCATGAGGAACCAACGATCAAACTGAACGACCTGAGTTCTTCTGGCGTGACCACTATCCCCTACCCTTCTTATTCCTTTGAGTTCTCTTACAAGTATAAGGTATCGGAGGGTGAATCTGTAAATCGTTATGAATTTTGGCTTTATGATGCGAATCGTGAGCTGCTGAAAAAGTCGGTGAGTTACTATTATCGCGATTCTTTGAAGGGGTTCCAGATCGATGGACTGGACAACCATACCCTGTACTATCTGAGAGCGACGGCAGAGTCTGTTGGCGGCTATCAGCTGGACACTGGATTGCAGGCGTTCCGAACTGACTATCCAGAGTATGTGGATGACGTAGAATTCACCGTGCAGAATAATTATCGTATGGCTAATATCAGTATGCACGCACAGTATTTCCTGACAAGAAGCAGCGGTGCAAATGCCCTGCGGATCAAGCGGCGCAAGAAAGGTGCAGCTATCTGGACTTCGCTTTATCAGGAAGAGATCGACTTGAACCATGTCATTATGAAGATGGGTTGGTCGAACCTGCACATCAATAAAACGACTGGTCAGCCGATGGGCAACTATAAGGCGGTGACTTCTGGTTATATCGATAAGGATCGAGTTCTTTCTTTCCAGTTCAAATCTGAAGACAAGGCATTTTGTCTGATTGCGTATACCGCTGACCGGAAATTCATCAAAGCATCAAGTGATTTTACATCGACTGATGAATTTAGGAGTTCCAGTGAGTATAAAGAGTGGTTCTCTGAGACCTTCCTGAACAACATGAAATACTATCGTGTTGAGGTATCAGCAACAAAGAATCAGGATTTGGAGCCAAAAGACTTCAATGACTTTTATATGTACAGCGCTGACGATGGTTATGTGATGATTGATTATACCGACCTATACGCCATTGGCCGCAAGACCGACTATGAGTACGCCGTAGCTCCCGTTGCAAATGGCATTGAGCTTGGTTATGCAAAGGCCAGCGTTGTAAGTGACTTTGATGGTGCTGTGATTACTGACGGCAATAAGACCTACCACATCTTCCTTGAACCGAAGGTGGACAGTGTTGAGAAGGTACGTTCTGCTACAGTTGTCGAGACGATGAGAAGCAAGTACCCGTATCTGTTTGCTGGCAGTGAAGCCAATTATTACAGCGGCCACTTCTCTGGTGTTGGCATACGTTTTGATAACACAATGAAAGACTTTGATATCAATGGCGGCAATGCGTTCCGTGATGAGCTGAGTGAGTGGCTGACCAACGGCAGTGCAAAGCTGTTGAAGATGTTTGATGGTCGCAGATGGCTAATGGGTGTCAATGGCAATGTGTCGATCTCCTGCTCTGACCACTACGACAAGGGCGTATTGGAGTTCGACTTTGTGGAGCTCGGTGACGCAGAGAGTGAGAGCGACATGTATAACAATGGGCTGAGTGATTATCAGCCGGGAGGCAGCGTATGACATATCTTCCGACTGACGCAGACCTGGCGCTATTGAACAATCATTCGTCTAATATTTACTGCCGCATTGATATGCTGAACAAAGATTTTATTACAATTGATAGTTTGGAAGGTCTTGTGATCGATGGTTCTATTTCTATCGACTCAGAATCTGACGTGCGGCGAACCTTTAATGTGACCCTGTACTTGGGTAAGAAGAGTGGCATTTCCAACCTGACGGAAGAAGATTGGATCAGTAAAAATGTGCGTGTATTCATTGGTCTGTCAGGAAGAGGAATGTCGAGAATCAGTGCTTCAAAGAGTATTGACGAGATGATTAGGGAAAATGCGGATTATCAGCTCGCTGCGAAGAATTATGATGATTTGATTCAAGACATCACAAACAGAGGCTATGCAAAATACGGCAATATCGACAACCTGAATCGAGATGTGCTGGTGTGGACACGAGCCAATATCTCAAAGTATCATACGTTCTTTGACCAGATCAATGACGGCACGCCACCGGATGACCCAGCTGAAGCAGAGGAATGGTACACCAAACTTGGTGATTACTCTACAGTTTTGGGAAGTGATGACCCAATTTGTCAAGATGGACCTTATATCGCATTTACACCGATGCTGCAGACCAAAGACGGACTTGTGCCGCTTGTGAAGGATGATATCTGTGCTTATCTGGATGCTGTGGCAACAAAAGCGAAGTCAATGAGCGGCGGTCTCTCCCATGCCAATATCCTTGAGGTAGATAAATCAGGCATCGATAGTTTCGTGTATGGCAATAAAATGCACGTCCATGGGATGATTGCTGCTGTTGAAGGTATGGTTCTGAACGGAGTTACGCTTGGCAAGGTAGATGTTTCTGCTATTGCCGGTTAGAGTGAGGACGAACTAAGGGAGACCTACGGAAAAACCAGTGTGTTTGCAGGACATTCCATGCACGACATTCAGGCGGAAGTGATCGACACAAAGACCGCGCTGAATGAGCTGTATAACGACCTGTTCCTTAGCTATTCCAATTCAGCTGACAGTTCTTATGTTAATGGTGTGAAAATCTATTGGTACAACGAAGGATGCTATACCTTTACGTCCAATGGTTTTACATACAGTGCAACAGAAAATACCGTGCAGGCCAGTTGTGTTGACTTGGTTTCTCGCATCAACGGAGACCTGGGCGGACAGCTGGTTGGCGGCACACATCGTATTGAGAAAAACACTCGTATCGGTGACGCAATCTGGGCGGTATTAAGAGACGAGACGGAGTTTAAGAAATATTCTATCGACTATTGGAGCCGCACTGTTCCACACGACTTGGATTATGATACTGGCTCGACTGTTTGGGATATTCTCTCAGAATTGCGTGACCTATATTATCCGTTTGAGATGTATTTTGATGATGATGTGTTTGTATGCAAGGAAATCCCCAGTGGGTTTGACGACCCGCCTGTACTTGACCCAGAAGTGTTCGAGAAGCTTGTAACCAACGATGGTGAATCGGCTACGGTGGATTATGCTGCTGTTCGAAACTGTGTTGAAGTGTTTGGTGCGACGATTGAAGCAGACGGAGCAGCCACTGTAAAAGGATGGTCTGGCACAAATAAGACCCTCAATCTTGTGCTGGATGCGACAAAAACAGCATTGACGAGCGAAACGAAAGTATCTTTTGTGGCTCCTGCAAATGTTGAGGCCGCTAAAACAGACAAAAACGGTAATGTTGTAAGCGGTGCAATGACGGTAGTGTTGACATTTACATGGAAGGAACCTAAAGACAAAGACGGCAATGAACAGATTCACTCTGAGACAAAGACAAGTACACTATATCGTTCTTTGACTGACGCTAACGGTTCGGATATTATTCAGGACCCCGGTTGTATTAAGGCAACGAAGTATTATGTGCTTCAGTGGAATCCGAATACTGGCCGCATTTACTTCCTCGGTCAACAGCAAAGTCATGCTATGGCAAAACTGGTAGACGAAATCCCAGCCGCCAAAGAGATCGAAGCTCAAAAGGCAGAAGACAATTGCGATAACATGGCTTTCATCTGTGTGAATGACCCGAACAACATTGATGACTTGTACAATGCACGGCTGTCTATTGAAAAAATTGGTCGTAGAACTGAAATTTTATCAGGTGGAGACTACGAGAACTACACAACGGATGATGCAGCCATGGAAGTTTGTCAATACGAACTATGGAAGCGTGCTCGCCTGACAGACGGCCTGAGTGTGACAACAAGACTGGTTCCGTGGCTCGATGTAAACGAAAAGATCCAGTATGCTGCCAAATATTTGGGCGGCAAGACTCCTGTTGACTGGATCATCAAGAGCATTTCTATGAATCTGGGCGAGGGCACAATGTCGCTTTCTTTGAGCCGCTATTACCCATATTACACTTATATCGTAAACAACAAATATACGTTCTATCAGGACAATTTGTTTGATAAATATTTCCCCGAAATAACTGCCACTACGGCAGATGAACAATAAGAGAGGAGTGAGCAAATGGCACTATCTTTTGGAGAATCTAAGCGGTTAGCTGCGAAAAAGGCCGCAAGTACCGCAAATGTTTCTGTTGATGATATAGATGTCGCAACTCTGGAATTAAACGACCAAGACCAAATTGCCGTGTATGACGACAACGGAGAAGAGACATTTGAGCGTAGTGGCAATTACACCTGGTTTGCTGATTACTCTGATGACCAGTGGTCTTACATCGACAAGAACAAAGACATTCAGCTGGATGCCAATCAGATCAACATCACACAGGAGTCCAACTCTCAGGTCATTCCGTTTGAAATGCCTCGTTACTATGATGGTATTGACCTGCTTCAGATGACGATTCAGATCCACTACCTGAATGCAGACAGAGAGGAGAACTATGCTTCCCCTATCAACGTGAGTTACAGCAATACAAAAATCCGCTTTTACTGGTTGGTGGCAAATGACGCTACTGCCAAAGAGGGCGAGCTGCAATTCGAAATCATGGCATCCGGTGCTGTGAATGTTCCGAATACAAGCACTACCAAGAGCTATCTGTGGCGCACCCGCCCGAATGGCCGACTGAATGTACTAAAATCGCTGACCGGCAAGCAGATGGTTGATCCGAGTGGCAACGACTGGTATACACAGTTCCTGGCAACAATGAGTCAGAAAGTTGGCGAAGCACAGGTTGCCGCAACCGCTGCTGAGAAGAGCGCACAGGACGCAAAGAATGCAGTTGCAAGTGTGGATGAAAAGCTGGCGCAGTTCTATAAAAAGGACGAGGTTGACGGCTTTGTTACGATGCTGCGTGGTGAGATCGCTGCCGTGGATGGTCTGGCAAATTTCAATGTGCAGTATGACAACGATACCCGCACTCTGACGTTTCTGAATGGTGCTGAAGAAATCACAAAGATCAAGTTGAACACTGACCCTTCTGCTGAGTGGGTAAGCATGTACAATGGTATTGTAGACAATAAAATCAGCACTGCTGTGACCCCTGTTCAGACTGAGCTGACCGAATATAAGACTACAAATGATGCCGCTGTGCAGGAGCTGAAGAATAGTGTTGGCGACCTGCCTGAGACTTTGAAGTCCTCCTATTATAATAAGGAAGCCACAGACGCACTACTCGATAAGAAAGCAGACAAGACGACCGTTGATGTGCTATCCAGTGATGTGAGCGGCCTGAAGAATACGGTTGGCGGCATTCAGACCTCTGTTGACCTGGCCAATGCGGATATCGCCAAGATTCAAGAGACCTTGAAAGACTTTAAGCCCGATGAGAATTCTGGCCGCGAGTACGATATCACTTACGAAGATTCCAAGCTGAACCTGTTAGAGAACGGTACGGTCAAGACCACTGTTATTATTGAAGGTGGAGGCGGTGGCGGTGGCAACACCTCTACGATCACTATTGAGCGTATTGGCGAATCCTCTATCGCTGTTGTCAAGGGCGATACCGCAACTGTCGAGTTCAACTTTACTTCTGTGGATAACTCTGGCGAAGACACGGGCGATGCTACCGGCGTATGGTATGTTGGCAACACAAAGGTCGCTACTACGACTGTTTATCAGGGCAAGAACAGCTTCGATATCACTCAGTATCTGCATAATGGCGATAATAAAATCAAATTGCAGGTCACTGACTCCGTGGGCAGCATGGGTTCAAAGACTTGGAATATCAATATTGTCGAGTTTTATCTGGAGAGTATCTTCGATGATTCTCTGGTTTATAGTGGTGAAGTTACTTTCCGCTTTACTCCATACGGAAATATCAATAAGGACGTTTCCTTTACTCTGGATGGCAAAAAGCTTGGTAGTGTTACAACTGCGGTTACCGGCAGACAGATGACTTATGCGATTCCGGCACAGAGACACGGCGCTCACCTGCTGGAAGTGACCATGACTGCAAATATCAATGGCAAAGCTGTGACCAGCAATACCATTTATAAAGATATCATGTGGGCAGAGGAAGGCAATAACACACCGATCATCAGCTGCGCCACAAAGGAGTTCACCGCAAAACAGTATAGTACCACCAGCATTGTTTACACTGTCTATAACCCGGCCTCTTCTACTGCAAACATCACATTGGAAGTTGACGGTATTAAGACTTCTACACTGACTGTTGGCCGTACTGCTCAGACTTGGAGTTTTAAATCTTCTGATATTGGCACTCACACTCTGACCATTACTTGCGGCGCTACCATTAAGAGCATCACCGCAAAGATCGAAGACCTGGGTATCACCATTGAGCCCGTTAAAACCGGCCTGATGTTGGACTTTAACCCCGCTGGCCGCAGCAACGCAGATGTGAACCGCCTGTGGAGTTCCGGCAGCAATAAGATGACTGTCAGCGACAACTTTGACTGGGTGAACGGCGGCTATCAGATCGATGAAGATGGCGACACCTACTTCTGTGTCAAGGCTGGTACGACTGCTACCATCAGTTATAAGCTTTTCGCAGACGATGCAAAGAAGAGCGGCAAGAATTTCAAGCTGGTGTTTAAGACCACGAACGTCCGCAACTATGATGCTACTGCCGTGACTTGTTTGAATGGCGGTGTTGGTCTGAACATTCAGGCTCAGAAAGTTACGCTGACCAGTCACCAGAACAGTATTGATTTGCCCATCTGTGAGGACGATTTCCTTGAGTTCGAGTTCAATATTCTGCCGGACAAACAGTTCCGCGAGATGGTTCTGTGGTGTGACGGTATCCCCTGCCGTGTTGAACTGTATGATACTAGCGACAGCTTTACTCAGGCTGCTCCCGTTGGCATTACCATTGGCTCTGACGATTGTGACGTTATCGTGTATCGCATGAAGAGCTACGGTATGAACCTGACGGATGACGAGATTCTGGACAACTTTATTGCCGATGCGAAAAACGCCGAAGAGATGGTTTCTCGCTATATGCGCAACGACATTACGGATGCGAGCGGCGAACTGACCCCTGACTTGCTGGCAGAGAAGTGCCCCGATCTGCGTATCATCAAGATCTCAGCACCTACTTTCACAACCGGCAAGAAGAACGAGGTCGCCAATACCACGATCCAGCAGATCTATAAGAATGGTCGTGCTAAGGAGGATAACTGGACTGCTACCGGCTCCCATAAGGGTCAAGGCACCAGTTCCGACCACTATGGCGCATCTGCCCGAAACATTGATATCAACTGCAATGGCGGCTTTACGTTTGGTGATGACACTACCGGCGACACCTATGCACTGACTGAAAATAGCGTTCCTGAGAAGTATTTTAACATCAAAGTCAATGTTGCTTCCTCTGAGAATGCAAATAACGCCCTGCTGGCGGATGATTTCAATGAATTTAACCCTTATGTGCGTCAGGCCAAAAAGGATAATCCTAAAGTGCGTGATACAATGGCGTTCTATCCCTGTGTCGTGTTTATTCAGGAGACCGATACCACCAATGCGACCGTATTTAACGATGGTCAGTGGCACTTCTATGCCTGCGGCGACATTGGCAACTCCAAAAAGAATAAAGATACGATGGGTATGGACCCTAAGAACCACAAGGAATTTATCGTTGAGATCGACAACAACGCCGATGAGCAGACCCGCTTCCTGAGTGGCGATTTCTCGCAGGAAACTTGGGACGGCGACCATTCCTTTGAGTTCCGTTACAGTAACCCTGCCTGCACTGAGGAAGAGATCGAGGCTGGCAAACAGGCGTGGATCACAGCTCAGAACTGGGTGGTGAATGCGGATGATGAGGAATTCAAGGCACATTTCAAGGATCACTTTGATCTGGATTCTGCTATTTTCCATTATCTGTTTACTGAACGCCACACTATGGTTGATAACCGTGCAAAGAACGTGTTCCCGCATACCAGCGATCTGGTCCACTGGGACTTCTGCTTTGACTACGATAACGATACCGCCATGGGCAATGATAACGAGGGTGGTCTGACTCTGACTTATGGCTACGAGGACACTGATACCATCGGTACAAAGAATGTGTTTAACGCTGCTGACTCCAAATTGTGGTGCAAGCTGCGCGACTTGTTCCCCGATGAGATGGCAGCGATGTTCCGCAACCGTGAGAATGCGCTGGCATGGAGTGCGACCCGTATCTTGAAAAAGTTCGAGGAATATCAGGATGTGAAGCCCGAAAAGCTTTGGATCATGGATATGCGTCGCAAATATTTCCGCACCTACGAAGATCCCACCATCAATACCACCAGCTATCTGCCTATGATGCATGGCAACAAGCGACATCAGCGTCGGCAGTTCCAGCGTTATCAGGAAAAGTACATGGCATCTAAGTATTCCGGCTCTGCCGCAACCAGTGATGATATGACCATTCGTGGCTATACTCCCACCAACTGGACTGGCGTGAAACCGGACGGCACATTCCATATCACACCTTACGCTGATACCTATATCTCTGTTCTGTACGGCTCTAACCCTGTAAAGGTGCGTGGCAAGCGCGGACAGACCTACACGATTGAATGCCCCATCACCGCAATGAACGATACTGAAGTTTATATCTATAATGCTTCTATTATTCAGAGCATTGGTGATATCTCTGGCTTCTATCCCGGCTATGTTGACTTCAGCCACGGTGTTAAGCTGACAGAGCTGAAAGTTGGTTCCGGTGTGAGCGGCTATAAGAACACGAACATGACCGATTTCGCTGTTGGTAATAACACTCTACTGGAACATTTGAACCTGCAGAACGTGCCAAACCTGAAGAAATCTATTGGTCTGACCGGATGCACCAGCCTGACCGAGTTCTATGCTGACGGCTCTGGCATTACCGGTGTCTCCTTTGCAAGCGGCGGCAAGATCAAAATCGCCCACCTGCCTGCAATCGCCAGTTTGACCGCAAAGAATCTGAACTATCTGACTGACCTGACGATTGAGGATTACACCAATATCACTACGCTGACCGTTGAGAAGTGTGCAACCATCGATCTGAAAGATATGCTGGACAAGTGCACCAACCTGAACCGTGTGCGTATTACCGGCATTGATTGGGAGCTGGCTGATACTTCCTTGCTGAATCGCCTGTATGCAATGAGCGGTCTGGATGAAAATGGCTACAACACTGACCATTCTGTCGTGGAAGGCAAAGTGCATGTGCCCATCATCCGTGAGCGTGAGAAGCTGCTGTACACAGAGCGCTGGCCTGATTTGGAGGTCACTTACAACACCATGATCAACCAGTATGCTTGGAAATTCGTGAATAAGGATGGCGCTGTTCTGGATATCCAGTATATCGACAAGGGCGAGCGTGCAGTTGACCCTGTGACCCGCTCTGACAATCCGATCCCGACACCTACCTTCCCGAGTACCATCAGTACAGTGTTTACATTCAGCGGCTGGGACACCGAGTTCACTCCTGTTTTTGAGAATCAGACTGTTACTGCTGTGTACGATGAATCTGTGCGTCAGTATCGTGTGCGCTATATGAACCGTGGCGCTGTTCTACAGCAGACAACTGCTCCGTATGGCTCTATGGTTCTGTATGATGGCGACACTCCGACCTATACCAGCGAAGAGACTGCTTATAAATATTATCTGTTCAGCGGCTGGGACAAGGGCGGCTATGTCAATGGCGACAAGGATATCAATGCTGTTTATGATATATGCGAATACGTCAGCGGCTACTTCAGAGATAAGCAGTTGAGTGACTTGCGCCCTGTTGAGATCTATGCCATGACAAAGGTGAATCTGGAGCAGAGTGTTGTTTCTGACAAAGACGCTATCACCATCAAGATGGGTAATGACTTCACCTTTAGCGACGTGGAAGAGAAAGTTCTGTTTAACGAGCCGAAGATTTTTACTGGCAAGAATTATGTCGATACCGGCGTATCTCTGTTGTCTGAGGACCGCAGCTGGGTTATGGCACTGGACTATCGAATCGATGAAGATTCTGCCGCAAACTCTGTGATTGCTCAGTGCTTCCAGACCAACGGCATGAACGGCTTCCGCGTCTGGGTCAGCAATGGCTCTAAGGTTGCATGGGGCACTGAGTCTACAAACGGCGCACATCTAGGCACTCGTGATATGATCGTTCTGCGCCATACTAAGGGCGAAAATGGCATCCATGTTTATGCGGCAAACACCACTGCTGCTGAGATTGGCTATATTCAGCTAAACCGCACTCGCACCACACAGACAAATGCCACTCTGGTATTTGGTTGTGCTAAAGCAGACGACGGTGCTTATGAGCGTTACGCAAAGGGCACGATCTACTGGGGCAAGCTCTGGTATACCGATCTGGGTGATGCTGCCTGCCGGAAGTTGGCCGCATGGACACATGAGGACTTCACCTTCGAGTCTTGTGGCTTCAAACAGTATTACCTGAGCGACAATTCCAACAAGCGTTGTTCTATCAGCTTTATTCAGGCTGGGCTGCTTGGTCAGAAGATGGCTCTGAATACTGGTTCCACCAACACTGGCGGCTGGGCAGATGCGAATATCCGTACATTCCTTGACGGTCGTATTCTGAACGCTCTCCCGATTGGTTGGCAACAGATCATCAAACAGGTCAAGGTTGGCAGTACCATTGGCGATAAGAGCAGCGAAGTTGTGACTGCGGATAGTTATTTCTATCTGCCCTCTGTAGCCGAGCTGTTCCCCTCTCAGAATGTTGAGCCTTATATTTACGAAGGTACAGCAATCAGCTTTATGACCGATAATACCAGCCGCATCTGCAATGACGAGAATGGCAATCCTGCCGCATATTGGACACGAAGCCCGAATGCTCAGTATGGAAGTTATTTCTGGTCTGTGACTGTGACTGGCGAATATTACGGATTTACCCCTGCAAACAATGCACAGGGTATCCGCCTAATGTTCAGCGTTTAAGGAGGTGTTGAGAGTGTACTACAAGGTATTGAAAAATGGCCGGGTGATCGATGCTCTTGACCACCTGCGCTTTGTAAAGTATCAGCCCAAGCACGACATTATGGTGAACTGTACGGAGGATGATGCACAGGGAATTATCAGCAGTGACGGCAATCATATCTGGCATGTGGATGGGTATTATCTCATCCCCTGCCCCGAGTATGACACAGTGGAACTGCAGGAAATTGACCTGTATGAATATGAGCAGCTGAAAGCCTTGGGTGGTAAAACGCCTGAGGCTATTATTGATGCTTACACTTTGAGTTTGATTCAAGGAGGGCTGCTATGAGCGACGAGAGGAAGTATAGCGAGTTCGTTGAGAGTATGCATCGGCTGTACAATGACGGAATGATTCAGGACAAGCTCCTGGACAATCTGTTTGCCGGGCACAAAATCTCAAAGGACGAGTATCTGTATATCATCAGGAAGGAGGTGTGATATGTATACCTTTTTGATCAATGAGGACAATACGCTGACTGTAAGTAAGAGAGAACGCATTATGGAGCGCAGCAAGCAGGTGGACACTCTCCACTTTCTGGCTGACACTACATACAAGGGCGTTGACATGAGTGAATTCACCGTGATGCTTGAGTACGTTCTGCCCATCAGCAAGCGATATAAGACAGAGATTCTGGAGAAATCAGAAGAGCTTTATAAGAACAAGCTGGAGTATAAGCTGCCTATCGACACCAACCTGACAAATGAGCCGGGCGATATCCAGATCCAGCTGACATTCGTTGATGTGACAATGGACCCAGATGGCACAACTGTTCAGCATGTGCGGAAGGTTGGCCCCGGCGTAATCACTGTTGTTCCCATCCAGAATTGGAGCGACATTGTTCCTGATGAGGCTCTGGGTGCACTTGACCAGCGCATTATCGCACTGAATGCACAGATCAAGGCACTGAGTGATCGTAACAACGCTATTCTGGATGGTAAGGCTGATGACCTGAGCTACAACGACGACCATACTCTGCAGCTGCTGGCCAACGGTAAGCCGATCGGCAGTGCGGTCAAGATTACTCAGGAGAGCGTCGAAACTGAAGACGGTAGTTTGCGGGTGGTTCCGTTCTAAGCCATCCGCTTCTTTTATAAGGAGGCAAAGATGGCACAGGCTAAATATTCCAAGCTTGGATATGGCAACGCCGAAGATGTAGAAGCTGCGATTGCGTTGGGAATGTTGGACGGCAGGGATATGATCATCACAAAGGATTCTTCAGAGTTCATGTATGTGCGTGATGACCTATCCGTTCAAAAGATTCGTCCTCGCAATCGTTGTTTCGCCAGCGTTACTGAAGCAAACGAGCAATTAAATGAGACGGAAGACACTTATGCAGGTCAAACCGTTATGGTGAAAGACGAAAAAGGCAAATATGCTCCGTGGATCGTTCAACAAAGCGAAGCCACGGGGCTTTTTTCTATTGAACCTTTTTACGTTGAGCCGACAAATTTTGTTTGGCAAGAATTTTAAGAAAGAGAGGCAAAGATGGCTAATGTAAATTTTGGCTACGGTACAAAAGCGAATTATGATAAGCTGACTACCAAAGATGCCAACACATTGTATTTTATTACAGACACACGCCAGATTTTCAAGGGTACTGATGAGTACACCAAGAGCTGCAAGCTGGTGAGCGCTCTGCCTGCAAGCGGCCAGATTCAGGGCCTGCTGTATATCCGTATGACTGACTATACCTTCCACATCTGGAATGGCACTGAGTTCGTACAGCTGAATCGCCCCATTGTGACTGAGATTCCCAATGCGGATGCAAGCGACGACAATCTGCCCACCACCAAGGCTGTGGCTGACTATGTGAATGCAAAAATTGCCGCAACCGAGGGCAAGGAAGGTCTGTTTGTTACGGATGTCACCTACTCCCCTGCTACCGGCACTCTGAGTGTGGCAAAGAACGGTGCTCCTGTTCCCACCGTGATGAGCGGCCTGACCCATGATCCCACCTATGATGCTGAGACCCGCACCATCAAGCTACCTGTGTTTGGTGGCGATGAGCTGGTGATCAATCTGGGCAAGGATCTGGTTGTGAAGACAGGTACTTACAACACAAATACCCACGAGATCGAGCTGACTATTACCACTGGTGAGGTCGTGAAAATCCCTGTTGGCGCTCTGATCGATATTTATGTTGGTGTGGTCACTCCTACTGCTGAGGTCACTGTTTCTGATGACAATAAGATCTCTGTCAATGTGCGTGTGTCTACCAAGGGCAATAACAGCATCACCGTTGAGGAAGATGGTCTGTATGTTGCAGTACCGGACGCTTACACCAAGGCTGAGGCAGACGCGAAGGTTAAGGTCGTCAACGACAAGCTGGATGAGCATATTAAGGATGCTGTGAAGCACATTACTGCTGACGAGCGCAAGGCTTGGAATGCAAAGCCCACTCAGGACGAACTGGCTGCTGCTAAGGATGAAGCGGTTTCTACTGCTGCTGCTGATGCAACAAAGAAGGCCGATAACGCTCTGGCTAGTGCAAAGACTTATGCAGATGGCCTGAATACCACTATGGATGGCCGTGTGCAGGTGCTAGAAGGCGCTATTACATGGAAATCCCTTGATGGCTAATTGATTTGTTTCACCACATGGCAATGACGCTGTGTGGTGAATCTTATTAAGCAAAGGAGTTGAGTATGGCAAATTTATCATTACGCGAGGTCGCACAGTCTCAGCTGGATCAAGCTCCTGTGATTGACGGCCAACTGATCGTATGTACTGATACTGGAAGCACTTATCGAGATATCGGCACAAGACGAATTCAAATCAGCAAAGACTTGGAGATCGTAAGCTCGCTTCCGCTGGCTCCTTTGTCTAATAAGATTTACTACCTGCGTCCAGACAGCTTGTATGTTTATAGTGGCGATGACTGGATTCTTTTGAACCCATCAAAATTCACACTGGAAGCCGACAAAAACGCAGTCAATGGCGAAGTTAATATCAATCTAATCCTGAACGGTACGGCGCAGGATAAAATCAAAATCGCTGGCGGTGGTGTGACTACAGTGACAACTGGCGAGACAGGCGATATCACGATTGATACCCCGCACCCGGATGAACTGTTGGCTGCACTGACGAATGATGAGATCGATGCGATTACTGGCGGCATGGTCGATGATAGCGGCAATCCCCTGCCTACGCCGCAGGTTGTGGTGGATGCGACACTGACTGTATCTGGACGTGCTGCTGATGCAAAGGTAACTGGCACAAGGATCTCTGAGGCGCTGAGTATCGCAAAATCGGCTGATGCTGGGCTGACCAATGTACGCACCGAGCTGAACAAGTTGAAGCTGGATTCTGTTGCAGTGGATAAAACACTGACGAAAGAAAATTTCGCCGCCGATGCTAAGGCTGTTGGTGATGCTCTGGCGGGGAAAGCAAATACAGAACATAATCACGATGACACGTATTTTACAAAGGACGAAATCAATACAAAACTGAGCGGAAAAAGCGATATTGACCATACCCATGATGAGCGCTATTACACAGAGACCGAGATGGACGAGAAGCTGACTGGTAAGGCCGATGTGGTCGTTCCTCATATGTTTACGATCCCCATCACGAACTGGAAGACGGATAGTACGATTCCCGGGTTCTCCAATTATGTGGATATCGCCTGCTCTGGTATGACTGCGAATGACATCGTGAATGTAAATGTGGCTCCTATCAGTACAAGTGTTGCTGCGAAAGCTCAGTTTACGAATACAGAGAGCTTTGATGGGTATTTGCGTCTGCGGGCGAAGAATATCCCGTCTGCGGCAATCACAGCACAGTGGTATATCGTGCGATAAGGAGGATTATATGGCGCTAGGAGAAATGAATAGCGGGAACGAAAAGCTCCCTGAATGGAGTGAAGTGCAGAATAAACCATCTGAATTTAACCCTGCCGCTCACATACATAATGACCTTTACCCTGAAGGAGACAATCGGAATGATAACACTTCTCCGTCTGATTATTATGGCGTTGATAGAAACGACTATAACGGTCGGCTGATTTTTCGTGGTTTGAAGCTTAGTGACAAAATTGGGCTGTCAAGTGGTCATGCATGTGCGTTTTTGATTGGTTTATCTTCTTGGTACGATGAATCAGGCGGTGGTTCTTTTGAATTCGCTTTTAGCAATGGTAACATTTACTATCGTCAAGGCACAACTTCATGGGGTGACTGGAAGAAAATTGCTACAGCTTAAAGGAGGTACGAATTATGGCTTTAGGAAATATGAATATTGGTGTTGATAGTGAGTTTATTCCGTCCAACCTCAATACGGTTCTTACCCCCCCCCCCACAGATTCTGACGAAGTTGTGATGAATACGGATGCCGCCGGGTATCACCGTAAGCCACTAAGTGCACTGTGGAGCTGGATTAAAAGCAAGATTGCGAGTGAAGTGATACCGGATGTGGTGACGATTCAAACTCCAGAGATTACGATCACAACCGATTGGCAGGATATAGGAATTAGTAAAGATGCTATCCCAACTGGAACTTACGCAGTACAATTCTACTCTGATAAATGCCCAATCATTAGTATTTACCAGGATATATTTTCTGGAATCATGTCTTGGTATGCCGAAGAGACAAATAGTGAAGAATCTACTGAGGTAACCTTACATTACGCCGGTCATGCTCCAAACAGTCAACGCTTTTATTTGCGTACTACTCGCTCTCCACGCACGACTGGTAAAAATCTTCGTCTCCAAATTAAGGGTTCTAAGAATTCAGACACCGCATCCACCTTCACATTTAAATTCCGTAGATTGATATAAATAACGTATTGCAAACGAAGTATTTATAAGGAGGCGATCACATATCGATGAATGATGAAAAGAAAAGTTGGCTAGACAGAGCGGGCGCGGTTCACCTCTGGAAAACGATTGAGGCTATACTCGGAACAAAGGTAGATAAAATTGAAGGATTCGGCCTGTCCAGCAACGACTATACAACAGAAGAAAAAAACAAGCTTGCTAGTTTAAGCGACCCTAATGTAGCCACTACTGAAAACAATGGTTTGATGAGCTCGGCTGATAAAGCAAAACTGGATAATATTGAAGCTGGAGCTAACAATTACACTCACCCGGTGTACGAAGCAAAACAGGCTGGGCTATATCGCATCAGTGTTGACAATACAGGCCATGTGGTGACAGCGGATAAAATGACAAGCGAAGAGTTGGCAGCAGAGGGTATCTCTCCTGCCGATCATACGCATGACTTGGGCAAATTGGCAGATACACTGGAGACAAGTGCTGATGCTGTTGAAGATGCTGACACTGTTATGGTTGGCGCTACAGTTACAAGTGATGATGGTAGTGCGACCACGAAGTACACCCACAGACCACTGGCTGCTTTATGGAACTGGATCAAGAGTAAGACGGATACGTTGTATGCTGCTGTTGGACATACACACAATTACGCTGGTTCTCCTGAACCGGGTGGCGATGCGCTGAATGCAATGAAGTTGAAAGGTTACGATGTCAGTTCGAGAAGTACAGGCTATTAGAATGTAATTCCTGCAGTTGGTGATGATGGTGTTATAGAAGTCGGTAAATATGTTGATTTTCATGCAGAAGATATTGGTGCCAATTATAAAGATTATAATATTCGTATGGTTGCTTATGACGATGGTACATTAGATGTCATTAAAGCAGAAGGACAACCTGCTACAATTACAGCAAATCTAAATGGCACTGCAAATTTTGCAACTGAAACACTGTTTGATAAAGCACAGTGGGTAAATTTAACGAGCCTTGACCAAAACACATGGTATCCGGTTGTTAGTATGAATACCATTCCATATGGTGGACTACGCCATATCAAATGCAACGTCCAACTAAATAGCGGCTCAAAACCATCTTGGAGTACCCACGGCGCTGGATTTACTGTAAATCTTGACTTGTTAGTCACTGCATTTGGTTAGGGAACAACACATATGCATAGTATCTGTTTGAATAACGATAGCGGTTGGGTAACATCTGGCGCAAATCCAGCAGGATATAGCCAGATGGGAAATGGTTCTGTTGCAGTTTTCTGGCTACGTGGTGGTGGTCAATATAGACTTTATGCAGATTGGGATGCAAACTGGCAACTGCAAACAAGTACATATACAAACAACGATCAGAGTGTTTCCCCTACAACGTCTTATCCGGGTGTAAGTATAAATCGTTCTACTATTACAGCGAATATAGACGGGAACGCCACCACTGCAGGAATCGCCACTACTGGAGTTACGGATTACAACGATGGAAACAAAACAATTCGAATCGGTTACGCTGGCGCTGGTCTTACAACTTCAAATTTAGACTATATTGCCGGTTATACGGATAATGGCACGAAGATCAAGGACGTTAATAAGGATGTTTTAAAAAGTTGGTTAGGAAATGGCGTCTCCGCCTCTGGCTAGAACTACGTTCGTTTTGATGACGGCACCCAGATATGTTAGGGTTCATGTGGCAATAACTCATTTTCTAGTTTTGGCGCAGCTTTTGCCAATACAGATTATCGCATTGGTATGAGTGAATGGAAAAGTAGCAGCTGGGAAAACTATGCAATTGGTGGTAAATCAACCACTGGTGTTACCCTGCGAAGTGAAAATAATACAATGGAATATATTGCAATTGGACGATGGAAGTAAGAGGTGATGTACATGGATGAAATGAAAGAAATCGAAAAGAATGCGGAGACAGGAACACCAAGTGAAACCCCTAGCAAGCCAGTTGAAGAACCCCCTATTCTTCCCTCTATTAAAGATGTTATAATTGGCTATCAGGTAAAGAAGCCCGTTGAAACACAAGCAGAATGTGACGTGTATAGTGTTGTTGTTGCCGCCGTGACAAAACATAACGAGACTGCGGTGTCTGGTGATTACTACTGGATGATTGCTGATTTAGACGACTGTTATGAAGTACAACAGCACGAACCAGTTCCTTCAGAGGATATGAAGCTTGAATCTCTCAAAACAAGTAAAATATCCCAGTCAAAAATTGCTCTTTCTACTTTCCTGTCTCTGCATCCAATTCAATGGTCTGATGGCAAGTATTACAGTGTCACCAGCGAGAAGCAATCTCTTCTTACAAGCAATCTTGCCCTATATCAGATCTCCACAGCCGCCGGACAACCTTTCAAGCTAACATGGAACTCAACCGGTGATGAATGTGTGGAGTGGACTTATGACGATCTAGCCGCACTGGCACTTGCGATTGGCACGTATGTTAAACCGTTCGTATCTCACCAGCAGGAATTAGAAATTGACATTAAGGCTTGTACGACCAGCGCAGAGGTAGATGCTATTGAAATCAGTTATGATGCTGTACTGGCAGAATATCTGGATCTTCACGCAGACAAGGATGTGGCAGAATGAGCAACAAACTTCGTGAACAAATCAAATGTGCGCTTCTCTTTTTAATTGGAGGGGCGCTTTATTATTGCATTGAAATCCTGTGGCGCGGGCACTCTCATTGGACGATGGCCGTTGTCGGTGGCATCTGTTTTCTTGTGATTGGCGGACTGAACAACTATATTCCCTGGGAAATGCCGCCCTGGAAACAGGCTGGTGTTGGAGCGCTCTTTGTGACTGCTATGGAGCTTGTGGTGGGTATCCCGCTGAATTTGATGCTTGGCTTACATATCTGGGACTACTCTTCCATACCGTTCAATCTGTTGGGCCAAATTTGCCTGCCGTTTACAGTGCTATGGTTCTTCCTTGCGCTGCTGTGCATTTTTGTTGATGACTGGCTGCGTTACGTTCTATTCAATGAAGAGCGCCCGCATTATCATTGGCGTACTGTATGTGATGGCGGAAAACGCACATAAAGAGAAAGAGCCCCTGTGACGATGGCTACATCACAGAGACTCTAACTCACGCAACAACTCATAAAAATGAGGTTGTACTAGCCCGATGGAGGGTTTGTACTGCTCTCACTATATCACGTTGATAGGAATTTGTCAATTGAAAGGAGGAATTATGGCGCAGGAAATCTTAAAGCCCATGTTATTAGACGAGACAGGCAAAGAAATCGTGACAGCACTGAACGCTATTGTTACACAACTGACCGCGATCAATGAAACACTGAAAGCCAAAAACACAGACAGTGGTATGAATGGTGGTGAAAAGACATGATAGGAAGTTTGAACGCCGCACCTCACGTCTATTCTTTTACCATACAGCAGCTGTAGGCCATGTTACTGAGCATCTGTGGTGGCATCACTGTTATTTCAGCCGCTATCGCTGTTATCATCAAGGCAATCAATCATGCGAAAGCCCCAGATGACAAACAAAACGAGCGACTGAATGCTCACGATACAGAGCTTGAGAAGATCAATAGAAAACTAGGTGCAGATAAAGACAGGCTCGACCTGTTTCAATCAAAGCTGGTCTCATTAGAAGAGCACCAGAAAGAAAACAGTATCACGCTGGAAGTACATGACCGCAAGATCCTCGAAGCAGAACAGCGTATCGGCCACAGTGAGCAGGGCAACAATGTCACCATGAAGGCTCTGCTTGCACTTCTCAGTCACGGTATCGACGGCAATGCGATCGAGCCAATGAAGGAGGCCAAGGTTGCACTTGAAAATTATTTGATCGATGGTCAGAACAACACAAAGAATATTACGAACTAACCCGAGACTGCGTGTCCCGGGCTTTTTTATTTTGGAGGTTTATTATGATGGATATTATCAATGAGCTGGTTTCCGTTATCGTCCGCCTGGTTATTGCTGGCGCTGGCACTGCCTTTATGGCCTATGGCATCCCCTATCTGAAAAAGATCGGTGTGTACAAGCTGGTACAGATCGCTGTTCGTGCCGCAGAGAAGCTGGGCGCAACCGGCGCTATCGAAAAGGCCGACAAGAAGAAATATGTCATGGAAGCTCTGGAGCGTCTGGGCGTGAAGATCACTCCGACCATTGAGACCATGATTGAAGCCGCTGTCAAAGAGATGGACATCCAGAACGATAAAATCAAGGACGAGTTCAAAAAGAATTGAAGGTGTGATGAAATGAGTGTTATTACATACTCTATGAAGAAGGACTAGAACAAAAAGGTGTCGGCTCATTTTTCCGTCTATGAGTTCGCCTGCTCCGATAAGAGTGATACAGTTCTAGTTGATAGTCAGCTGATTGAAGTGCTAGAACAGATCCGCGCTCACTTCGGCGCTCCTGTCCACATCAATTCTGGGTATCGTACTCCTGCCTATAACATCTCCATCGGTGGAAGCCCTCGTAGCCAGCATTGCCTTGGTACTGCCGCTGATATCTGGATCAAAGGCGTTGACCCGATTCGGATTGCACTGTATGTATCTTCCCTGCCCTACTTCGCCAAGAGTGGTGGTATTGGATATTATAGCCGTGCTGTGCTTACGAGCGGCTTTGTTCATGTTGATGTGCGCACTACACGCAGCCACTGGATCAGTAAATCCGGTACAAAATATATCAGTGTAGCCAATCTTATGCCGACTATCAGACAGGGTGCGAAAGACGCTACGAACGGCGCTTCTTATGCTGTGACTGTACTGCAACGGCATCTGGGTGTTAAAGCTGACGGCATTTTTGGCGCGAATACCAAGGCGAAGCTGATTGAGTATCAGAAAGGACACAGGCTGGCTGCAGATGGCATCTGTGGGCCTGCTACATGGGGTTCGTTTTGATGGGAAACTTGTAAATGGACGCTATCGAGTGACGAATCTTGAGAGTAGCATCGGCAAGTATCTAATTTCAGTAAATGTATCGGGCTATGTAGAGCCGAGTGATATTGAGCTGGTTGACAATGTGAATGGACATTGATATTATTATTCTAGGAGGGAAGTATATT